GAAAAACATAAACTTAATTTAGAAGAAGAAACACATACGATTTATTTAAGAAAACATCCTGTAGTTGAACCATTAACTATAAGATTTACACCATCAACATATATTGGAAAAGTTGAGTTAGTAAATGCAGAAACAGGTGAAGTTTCAATAACTACAACAATATTAACACAACCGATAGAATATAATGTTGAGTATAATTATTATGATCTTGAAGGTTCAACAAATTATAGATGTACTGATAGTGTTTTTAATGAATATTATTTTGATAAAATAACTTGTCATGATGGAACAACACAATGCGATGGATATGAGAATGCAAATTGTATATATAATGATGGTCTTTCATGTAGTAATACAGGAACTTCAACTAGAAAAATATCAACATATATAGAGAAAATTAAAAATAGTGAATATAAAGCAATATCGGGTGAAGAATATGAAATTACAAAGTTAGGTAAACAAACAATTAATTTAAGGAATACACCAGTTTATGAAGGGTCTGTAGTAATATTTCCTGAAGATGCTGTATTACCAGAATATAAATTATTAAATGCCCAGGATGGTACAGTAGAACTAACAGCAGTATATACAGGAATACTTGAAATTCATTATGGTTATGATGAAGAAACAATTACAGATAAAGCTGATCCAAACTTGGAAAATCAAAAAATAGTTCCAGAAGATATTCCATTTGAAAAATTTTGGGATGTTGCTGCTTGTCAAAATGGCACAATGTCACAACGTTGTGATGGATATTCAAAAGTGTTTGCACCTGGTGAATTAACAGGATTATATCCAAACTGGAATGCAATAAGAATTGGTGATATTTTACCAGTTGAAGAACTTATTGGATTAATAGAAAAATTATTAAAATCATTACTTGCAGGAACAGAAAAATTATCAAATGCAGTTGTTAAATTTATTGAACTTATTCAGAAAAAAATAGAATATATACAAAATGTTTTAATAAGACTTCAGGAAATGATAGATCTATTAGATACAATATTTTTTGATGCAGATTTACATTTATTAAGTATTCCTACATCAAAAGGCGGAAATGAATATTTAAAAGATTCTATTGCAAATGCTGAAGGTGGTCCATCAAGTAGTATTGATGGATTTACAGGAGGAGTTGTAGTCACATGGGGTGCTCCAAATTTTGGTGATCCAGCTGTTAAAACTGGTGAAGCACTAATGAAACTCTTAGGAAAAGAAGCACTAATGAAACTCTTAGGAAAATAAGCACTAATGAAATTCTTAGGAAAATAAGATTAATAATTTAGTTTGTTTTTCTTAAGTTTTTATAATAGCAGCCATTAAATAACCTCAAAAGACTAGATTCCTCAGAGATGCTCATAGACTCTTATAGTCGGAGGAGAGCATTTTTGCACTACTTATAGTGCTGTATGTAAAAACCAACAATAGGGAAAATATATGGCGTTCAACTTTCTAGGAACAATGACAAGTGATGAATTGCAAGGTTTGCGATCATTTTTGAGCATTGAGATAGAAAACACAAATGAACATATAAATACTTTAATTACTGAAATTGCTAATTTGGAAACTACAAGAGCAGAATTACAAACAGCAGATAGTGCAATGGGTGGAAATGCCCTAACTGAAATGAAAGAAAATGAAATAGCAAGAGAAAAACATATGTATGATGATATAAATCCTGCTATCCTTATGGCACGAATTAAAGAACCATTTATTGATAATATTAAATATAAACGAGAAAGAATTGAGTATAAAATAAAAAAGATAACAGATACAATAGAACAAAAATATAAAGAAAGGGATTTAAGAGTAATAGCACAAACAGAAACCTTTGAATTATTAAATACTTTAAATTCGTTATTCACAAATTCAAATATCAAATCATTGTATAGAACACAACAAGATAAAATAAATGCAGAGAAATTATTTGATAAGGATAGAGTATAATGTCATATGACAAAAGTCTTGTAAGAGAATGTGACAATAAAATAATTGAAGAAGATCAAATTGTAAGAGAAGATCATCAGACTGTTGTTTTGAAAAAATCAATGAAAACATCAGATAGTACTGTTGTGCGTATAAATGATTTTCGAAGATTAAGGGGGAGTTTAACAGAAACCTTAATTATGGAAAATGTAAGTGATCAATTTGATGGAACAAATAGAATAATTTATGTTACATCTGGACCAATATATAATGGTTTAAAGCTAGCTCAATACGCAACACATCGTGATGATGTTACTGTAAAAATGAAGGTTGTAGACGAAGATGTTTCTGAACAATTAACTGGAACTGAAGATTATTTTATAACTCAAGGAATTCCATTAATAAGATCAAAAACATATGATTTTAATACTGAAATTGAAGTAGATGATATTGAAGTAAAAATAAATGGTGATATTGTAGAAGATGCTGATATTGTAAATATTGAACCAATATCTGGAAGAGTTCAATTATCAGAACCACCATTAGTTTCAGATACAGTTACAATATCATATTATTTTAAAGCAAAAATTGATGAACTAGATGCTGTGAATAGTAAAATTGTTATTAAAGAAACACCTGCTGCAGATCAAGAAGTAACAATTCAATATTTTACAAGAAATAATAATGGGTGGTATACAGAAAAAAATGAAACATCATTAATTGAAAATGCATTGAATATTATCTTTTTTGAAAAATTAAATACTCAAAGAACATTTATTGAAAGAGAAGATGTATCAAGTTATTTTACTGGAACAGAAAATGAATTTTTTACTGTTCATTCTCCATTGTTGCCTTTGAATCAAAGTTTTGTAGAAACTCCAGCTGATACATTAAATAATGCTATTATTGTTTGGATAAATAATGAACCTGTAAAAGTTACAGGTGTTGATCCAGAAACAGGATGGGTAAAAATAGTTTTAACACCTCATGATGATGATCTTGTAGAAGCATCCTATTATTATGAAGCAGATGTTACACAAGATAAAATATCAGTTGATTATGTTGTTGATCCTAACCAATGTGATAAATGCAAAGTTAATTCAGATTTAATAGATTATACTCTTAATCCATTGGGTAAATATAAAACAGTAAGAGGTATTGATAAATTATTACAAGATTTGAAAAAGATGATAAAAACAGTTTTAGGAAGTGATACTATTGCATCTTGGTATGGTACAAATCTTGAAACAATGATAGGAACAAAACAGATAGCAGAATTTGTAGAAACTAAAATAACTGGTGAAATTGTAAATACGCTTGAAACATTTAAAACTGTTCAAATAAAGCAAGCTGAATATCAAGAAGTAACAGATCAAGAATTTTTGGAATATATTGAAAGTGTAATTGTTACTCAAAATGAAACTGAACCATTATTATATAATATTCAAGTAAATGTTGTAAATAAAGCTGGACAAATGGATGAGCTTAAAGACGAAATAAGACTTCAATAAAAGGATATTTTAATGTCTATACCAACACCTCCAACAGGATTAACATATCAAGTATATTCAAATAGAATTACTATATTTTGGGTAAAAAATCCTGAAACGAATATAAGTGGATACAATATCTACAATGCTACCACATCTGGTGGTGGTGTTAGCGGATATGTTAAACTGAATAATTCTTTAATTGATGAAATAACAAGAATTGACCAAGTTATTGTATCATCTAATGAAGAGGTAAGGCAGGTTGGAGCTGAAAAGACAACAACAATAGTTGAAACAATTGAAGAACAGACGATATATTCTTATGAACATACAGGACTAACTGAAGATGCAAAACAATATTATGTTATTACTGCGGTTAATGATATTGCAGAAGAAAGTTCACATTCAATTGAAATAGGTGTAATACCTTTTACGATTACAACAGAAGAAATTGATTTTCCAATTAGAACACAAAAAGAAGTTGCACTTGATTTAATAACAATACTCTTGGGAAGAGAACCAAATTTAGATGTGAAACCTGGTTCTGTTGAAAGACAAATTCATATTGATCCACAAAGTAGAGAATTTTATTTAGCATATATAAGATTAGATTTTGCAATGCGATCTCAATCATTTATGGCTCTTAGAAAGCTTGATGATGAGGATAATGATAGAATTTCTGATCCAGTTGCGACATCTACTAAAAAATTATTACTTAAAGATGCATACTTTTTTGAAAATGATGATGATGTTCAATCAATGATTGATTTATCATTTGATAGATTAGCATCAAATTTTGGAGTATCTAGAGGTGAAGCTACTAGTTCAAATGTTGATCTTCTTTATTTTACAAATATTGCCCCAACAACAAATATTACAATAGCTTTTGAAACTGAAGCAAGTACAATTCCAACAGAAACTGAAGAAGCTATTGCTTTTTCAACATTATCAGAAGCAACAATGTATGTAGATAGACTTGATGATTATTGGAATGAAATTACGGAACAATATGAAATAACATTGGCTGCTGTTGCTCTAGTTCCTGGAGCAGCAGGAAATGTAAATGCAAATACAATAGTTAGTTCAACTGTAGCAGGATTAAGAGTTACAAATTTACAACCTGCTATTGGCGGTGAAGATTCAGAATCAAATGCTGATTTGGCTGATAGAGCAAATTTAGCTTTTGTTGGACTAGATGTTGGAACAGATGCAGGATATAGAAGAATTGTAATGTCAGTTCCTGAAGTGAGAGACATGATGGTTGTTGGAGCAGGACATCCAATGATGCAAAGAGATTACGATGAAGTAAGAAAAAAACACGTTTACGGAAAAGTTGATATTTATATAAGAGGTGGTGATGATATTCAAGTTACAGAAAGTATTGGATTTCTATTTAATCAGTCAGAAGATGAACAATTTAATATTGATGATGCAACAAATATGATAATTAGTTCTACAAGTGGATTACCATCTTTAACATATCCAATATTCAGAGTAAACAATGTGAATAATTTAACACAAAGTGGCGAATATGATTTACTTGGAAACTGGAGAGTAAGAAAAAATTCATCAGAAATGCTAAAAGGAATTGATGTTAATTGTGATCTTGAAACAGGATTAGTGACATTCACATTAGCATTAGAAACAGGGGATGTAGTTGAAGCTGATTATTATTATAAGACACAGATAACAAATGAAGTTTTAATTGAGACAGCAATAGGTGGTGAAGTATTTTTTCAAACTCTTAATTTTCCGATTGCAAAAAGATCATTATTTGTTTTTAAAAATGGTACATTAATGAATGAATCGGAATATACAGTAACATTATTAAATGGTTCTATAATATTAAATACAGGATTGATTATTGGTGATCATTTATCTTGTAATTATAAATATACTACATCGATTACAAATGAAGTTTTATATTCAAATGCTACAGGTGGAGAAACAACAGCACAATTAGCAAATACTGATCTCGTTGAAAGTCTTCTTGTTGGACTTGATGGGGTATCACTTGAACTTGAACCAACAAATTATACAAATGCATCAATCGGAATGCTTATAACTGATTTAATAAAAGCAACATATAGATATAGAGATAGTGAACCTATTTTATTAACTTATCAACCAGCAACATCAATAATTTCTGTAGTTGGATCGGAAAGTGGTGCATTAGAAGAAAATGTAAATTATGAATTTGAGAGCATTGATGATATTTTAATAGAAGGAAATTCTTCTAGATCACAAAGAAAAGTTAAAATTATATTTGCAAATGGTATTCCATTAGGTGATGTATTTTCTTACACTGAAGAAATAACACTTGTAAACAATGAGTATAAAGAATTAGAAAAACTTGGAATAGATACAGCATCTATTATTATAAAAAGTGGTTCAATAATATATCAAGAAAATATTGATTATCTTATTCAAGAAGCTGAACCAACTGAAAAAGTTCAGATTGCCAGATCAGCATCTTCAACAATTCCAAATGGTATTCCAGTTACTGTAATATATGTTTATGGAGAATTATTAACAATTACATATACAATGAGTAGATTGGTAAATATAGTTCAAGAAGATATTGAAGAAGTAAGAAATATAACAGCTGATATTTTAGTAAAAAGTGTATTGCAAACTGAACTTGATTTTGAATTTTCAGTTGTTTTAAGATCTTCAGTTATTACAGAAGCTGATATTGAAACGGTAAAATCAGATATAATTACAAAAATAGTTAATTATCTGGATGCATTAGATATGGGAAGTCATTTAGCACAAAGTGATGTTATTCATATTATTGAAGATGTTGATAAAGTGAAATCGGTATTAGTTCCTTTGACAACTATGATAAAAACTGATGGGACAAAAGTTAATAGAGAAATAATAAATACTGATTTTATATTATTTCAATCTAGTGTTGTAAATTCCTATTCAACAGGTGAAAACACATTATTGCATAAAACATTAGGAAGTAATGCAGGTGATGGATTTTATGCAATTTTTGAAAGTGATAGATTATTGACACTTGTAACAAACCAAAATGATGTTGATACTGCACCAGGTCAAGGATTTATTTCTTCTGAAGGTGAAATAGTAGTTTCAACAATTGATGGAGATTTACCAAGTAATCATAATTATACTGTTTCATATATAATTAATGGTGAATCGGGATCAAGTGATATTGCAATTAGTGATTTAGAATTTTTAGCAGTAAATACTTTAGTAATTAATGTAGCATAAATTTGAAAGGTTCGTTCTTTGGATAATACACCTCCAGTTACGACTAGTAATATTCCGTTTGAGACATGGAACCAAACAAATACCTTTTTGTTGCGTTTACAAGGTATAGACAGTGGTGATACAGAACATGATATTCCTTCTGGTCTAGCTGCTACATATTATACACTTGATGGAAGTGAACCTAATTATAGTTCACCTTCTGGTCCAAATCAACCAGATAATATAACAACAGAAGTTGAGATAACTGGGCAAGGAAAAACAACTGTAAAATTCTTTTCTATTGATAACAATGGCAATCAGGAATTTACAAAAACACAAGAATTATGGATGGATAATGTTGCTCCTGTTTCTTCTCTTACAGTTGTTGATCCAGATGGTGAAAATGGATGGTATAAAACAAATCCAACTATATTAATAAGTGCAACAGATGGCACGTCAGGTTTAAGAAATATTTTTTATAGATGGAATAGTGATACTTTCCAATCATATCTTAAAGTTGATGTCCAAAGTGGTGTAAATGATAAAATTAATTTTGAGGAAACACCATCAGTTGAATTAACTGGAATAATTGATCCTGGTTCTTATGATGGTCCAACACTTGCATCAAAAATAAGAGCTGCATTAAATACTGCTGGATCTTCAGTTTATACAGTAACATTTGATATTATAACAAGAAAAATTACAATAATTTCTGATGGTGCTGGTGGCATTGGAATATTAAATATATTATGGGCAACAGGAACAAACACATCAACAAGTGTTGGACCCGATGCAGGATTTGATGTTACTGATGATACAGGTGCTTTAACATATATTGGTGAAAATGTTATTCAAGCAGTAGGTAACAGTTTTCAAATGCCAAGTGAAGGATTATATACATTAGATTATTATGCTATTGATTTTGCTGGCAATACTGAAGACCTTAATTCACATGTTTTTAAATTAGATAATGTTGCACCTGTTACTGCTGATGATGCCCCCGAAGGTTTACAAAAAGAACCTGTTACTATTCATTTCTTCTCAAGTGATGATATTTCAGGCATAAATAATATTTATTTTACAACTGATGGGTCCACACCTGATATAACTTCTTCTTCGGGAACTTCAGTTATTCTTGATGAAACAGGTAATTATATAATAAAATATTTTGGTGTTGATAATGCAGGAAATGAAGAATCAGTAAAACAAGCAACGGTAGAAGTTAGTATTGATCTTGAGGCACCAAATGCATTTGTTTCTGAAAGTTTTCCACCAAATGGCACAAATGGTTGGTATCGTACTACTCCTGATATTACTGTTTCAGCTACTGATCCATCAGGAATAAAAGCAATTTATTATAAGTTACATGAGACAGGAGTAACGTCAACTGCAAAATATACAAGTACTGTTGAAATTGCTACAACAATTGATTTAAGCACAAATTATAAAGTAAATATTGAGATTGATAATTCAGGTATTCCTGAAGAAATTGAAATTTCAGGATTTTTACCTTCTGAAACAACACTTGTAGAAATAATAGGCAAAATTAATAATGCAATTGGACAAGATGTTGCTGTAGAAACAGACGCTGAAGGTGATGAATCTGGTGAAAATTATATAACAATAAAATCATTGAATCCTAATACGGCTACAGCTCAAGTTAAATTTTTAGCTCCAACGGGAAATGATGCAACAAATGAAGTGTTTGGATTAGATGAAGGTGCATATCCACATACTTATTCTGAAACAGTTATATTTTTAGTTTATACATCTCCTGTAACTTTGCCTCATGATGCACATTGGACACTTGAATATTATGCTATTGATAATGAAGATAATGTAGGTGAAGTAAAATCAAAAGAATATAAACTTGATGGAACATCTCCTGTTACAACATTAACAATTCCTGATCCAGATGGTAATAATGGATGGTATGTAACAGACCAAGATATAACATTATCAGCAGAAGATAATCTTTCTGGTGTATATAAAATGTTTTATCGTTGGGATGAAGGTATAGTTGTTGAATACAAAGATGGTGATATAATAAATTTTCCAAGTGAAGGTATTCATACTTTATATTATTATTCATCTGATTTAGCAGGAAATATAGAAAATCAAAATAGTTATGAAATAAAATATGATAAAACACCTCCTGAAACTATTGATGATTCTATTCGTTTACAAGGGATAATATATACTACATTTGCAGCAGGATATCAATACATTGAAGATGAACATCCTTCTGTAATATCATTAAATAGATTATTGTTTGACAATAATAATGTTGTAAGTATATCAAGAATTTATAATGAAACAAAACTTCAATATTATTATCCGATAAGAATAGATGGTGTTAATAGAAATGAAGTTATTGTTGAACCATTAACAGAAAATGAACAAGCAATAAGAATATCAAATTATGTTATTCAAATTGCAAGTGATTCTATTTCAAGAGCATTAAGAGTTTTTAATGTAAATAAAAATGCATATTATGAGGTTGATTTTAATCATCCTGATACAGTCATAGGAATATTTCCAAATAAAAGTAATTTAAAATTATCAGGTGAATATCCAATTGATGTTGGTGATGTTGTTGAAATTGATTATATATTTGGTGGAGTTCCTTTATCAGTTAGTGATTATATTTATGTTGATTATGCTTTTGATGTTTCAGGTGAACCACAAGCATTAAATACATTAGATAGAACAATTTTAGAAGCAGTAAATGCACCATTAATTCATGATCATCCTGTTACTATAAATTTCAGAGCTACCGATAATGCTTCATTAAAATATAGAACTTATTATACAACTGATGGTTCAACACCAACTCAAGAATCGGCATTTGGTGATTCAGTAACTCTTATAGAAGATGGAACATATACATTAAAATATTTTTCAGTTGATAATGCTGGAAATGTTGAAGATGTAAAAGAAGCAGTATTTCCAATTATTATTGATAGAAGAATTCCTCAACTTGATATAACTTATATTCCTGATCCATCTGAGACTGGAACAAATGGTTGGTATAATAAAGATTTTGGTTTACATGTAGAAATAACTACTGACGATACAACTATAAAATTATCAGAAGAAGCAGTACCTGGACCATTAACATATGAAATTATTTCAGGTGAAAATGATAGATTATCAATCCAAGAATCAGCTGATATTTTCAATGTTATAATACCAGCTGGAACATATAGTGGAACAGATTTAAAAGATGAAGTTGCAACGAAATTAAATGCTGAAAATGTAAAAGATTTATTTGAATATACAGCTGATATTGAAAAATATCAATATGGTGATGGTGAAAAATTTACAATAAATAGTAAATTTAAAGTTTCTGTTGGAGTAAATGATAAGATTGATTTTGAAGAAACTGCTGCTGTTGAGTTAACTGCTACTTTAAATTCAGGACAATATACATCAACTGAACTTGAAACAGAAATAAAGACAAGATTGGATTTGGCTGGAGCTTCAACATATACAGTAGCTTATGATACTGGAACAAATAAGTTTACTATCACATCAGATGGCACTGGTGGCGGTAATATTTTTAATTTGTTATGGTTAACAGGAACAAATACAGCACTAACAGCTGGTGAAATAATTGGATATGATATAACTTCAGATAATACAGGATCACTTGCTTATTTAGCTGATTATTCTCCAATCACATTTTTATGGACAGGTGGAGAATCAATAGGTGAGACATTAGGATATGATATTTCTTCTAATATTGCATGGTTTGATTCTTATGAATCTGATTATTTAAGAATAAGATTATATAATAAATTTCTTAAAGAAGTCATAGCTGCACATTCTTCAATTTCACAAGAACAATATACAATAAAAGGTGTGCAAAAAGGATTAGGACTTTATGATGAAGTTCTAATGGCTGGAAATATACATGATGCAATAGATTTTGTAGGAGAAGTACTTGATCCAACTGATCCAGTAATTCAGAATATTCCAATAATTGATGGTACGTTAGAAGTTTGGGACACAGAACCTGATCCAGATGTAATGTTAGATCTTGGTATTGATTATAGTTATAATGATGAAAATGGTGCAATTACCATTATTAATCAGAAATATAGAATTAATACAGGTGTAAATGATAAAATTAATTTTGAAGAAACTGTAGCTGTTGAATTAACTGCTACTATAGCTGCAGGTGTTTACACAAGTACAACTCTTGCAAATGAAATAGAATCAAAATTAGAAGCAGTAGGTGCATCAAATTATACTATTAGTTTTAATAGTGGCACTGGTAAATTTACACTTTCTTCAAATCGTGTTGGTGGTGGTGGAACATTTACATTATTATGGGCAACTGGTACAGATACAGCAACGAGTATAGGTCAAACTATAGGATTTGCTGTAAGTGACGATCCGAATAGTGAATCACATGTTGGTGATATAAAAGCACCTCATTCTCTTATTGCAAATTATAAAATTAAAGATAAAATATTAAGTGATTATGAATATTTTGTAGGAATTGAAAGTTTAAAGCTTGGATACGATTCGGTTTCATTAAATAAAACAATTACTGTTGTAAATGATCTGACAAAATTTGATAGTATATCACCAACAGAAGTTAAATTTATTTTTGATATTCCTGCTCCATTAAGTACAATTTTTCCAGGATATGGTGATGGTGAACATACAATATTTGCAAGAGCATATGATAATAATTCTATACCCACAACAGGTGAAAATCAAAAAGCAAGTGCATATTCTAATTTACCATTTAAATTAGATAGAATTGCGCCTATAACAACTGATGATGTTGTAGATTTATCATGGCGACAGGGTCCGGTTACAATAAATATTAGTGTAGTTGACGTGACATCAGGTTTATATAGAACATATTTCACAATTAATGGTACTACACCTACAGTTTTATCCCCTATTGTTGTCAATAGTAAAATAATATTATATGATTCAGGTGAATTTATTATAAAATATTTTTCAGTCGATATTGCTGGAAATATTGAAGCAGTTAAAGAAGCAGCCTTTCATGTTTTTGTTGATGGAGATGCACCAACAACACAACTTTTTACCAATCCTGTAACTCCAACAGGAGAAGATGATTGGTTTGTTAGCCCAACTGTACAAATAACATTGGTACCAGTTGATATTCACTCAGGCGTGGACAAGACTTACTATAGATTAGCTGATGATTTGTTATTTGTTGAATATACTGCACCATTTCTTATGCCTGAAGGTGCATATGATATTGAGTATTATGCAGTTGATAATGTTGGAAACGAAGAAATAGTAAAAACAACAACTGTAAAATTTGATAAAACCCCACCTGTAACAACAACTGATGTTCCTCCAAGTGGATTTACTTCATCAACACGAATCAATTTTATTGTTGATGATGAAGCTTCAGGATGGGATACAACATTTTTCACAATTGATGGTTCAACACCAACAATAGCATCACCAAGTGGACATTATGTTGATATTAATAGTTCTGGCACATTTACCCTGAAATATTTTTCACGTGATAATGCTGGAAATATAGAAACTGTTAATACAGAAATTGTTAAAATTGATTTAATTCCACCTGTAATTTATGATATTGAGCCACCTGATGGTGTCATTACAGAATCAACAACAGAATTTAAATTTAAAGTAAGTGATGATTTTTCAGGTGTTGATGTAAGTTCAATAAAAGTTGAAGTTAATGGTATAGAATATTCTCAAACTAAAAATTCTTCATATTTTTCTTGGGTTCCATTAAATCCAACAGATTATGAAATAACAATAAGTCCTATTCAAGGTGTTTTAAATTTTGAGGATGTAGAAGTACTCAGAATTTATAATGTTAGTGATATTGCAGGCAATATAGCTGATGAAGTAATATTCAATTTTATACAAGCAGATACTGAAGCACCTAGAGTTAGAGAACTTTATCCTACTCCAAATTCTACTGACGTATCAACAAAAACTAATGTTATTGCATATATTGATGACAATCAATCTGGAGTTAATATAAGAACAGTCCAGATTAAAATAAATAATGTTATATATAAACCAATAACACGTGATACTATAAGATTCAGATACACTGGGTCATCAACTAATGTAAGACTAACAATAGATAATGTAAATTTTGTTGTCAAAATAAATAGTATTATAAGTCTACAATTAAATTTAAGTAATAATGCTTATAATACAATTAAAAAGCTTGCAGATTATCTTAATGGATTAGATGACTATGAAGCAGAAATTATAAATTCAAAATACAATCAAGAGCTAAGTAAATATCTTTTAAATGAAAACAATCTTGATATTACTGTTTCCCAAATACTTGATTTATTCTTGTTTGAAGATAATCTTAATTTTTCATTTTTTGAAAGAAATAGAGGTTATATAGTTTTTGCTACACCAACAGGACAATTTGAACATAATGCATCAATAATAGTTATTATTAATGCAATTGATCATGTTGGAAATGTAATGGTTCCATTTGAATATAGATTTACAACTCATATAACAGCATCAAGAGCTATTCAAAAAAGAAATGACCAATATTATCAATCTCTTGAGTATATTAAAGACATATTCAAAAATATGGGTAGTAGTTATTCAAGATCACCATCAACTATATTTTATGGTCATCTTAAATCTCATGCAATGGAACAAGCAAGATTGGAATATGATGAAGAAAAATCACAAAATGATTTAGATTATGATATTCTGGATCCAAAATTAATTTGGCAAAATTTAGGATATTTAATAACTATCCCTCCAAGTAATGTGATATCACAAGAAGATTATAGACAATTACTTTTAGCTTTGATAAGTATATTATTTGAAGGTTCAACGAAAACATCATTGCAACGTGGATTAGAATTATTTGTTGAAAATGATGTGCAATTAAGAGAGCCAGTATTTAGCAAAGATGCTGATATTTCAGAGCAATTTATTGTTAAAATTGATGTTTTAGTTGAAGGTGCTGGACCACTTGATTCAAATTTATCATTAATGAGTGAACAGATAAATGCATTTATGACAGTTGTTAAACCTTCACATATTTTTTACATAATAAGATTTATTTGGACAGAACATTTCTATTTTCAAAATGCTTGTGAACTACAATGGGAAAAAGATCCACAAGGTGATTATATATTGGACCAATGGGGAAGAAAAATACCAATCTTAGATATTTATGGATGGCAAGTTGCAATTAAAACAACAAGCACAGCAATTTGTGATAGATATAAAGTTGGTTTTGAAAATCTTTATCCTGAAGATATGAGAACAGATTGTTCAGAATATGCTGCAGAAATACAAGAGATAACAGAAAATGTTTCAAATCAATTTTTAGGCGAGCCAACAAAAGATGATTTCTTCACATATTTTAAGCCTTGGATAAAAGAAGATGAATTTGAAATTGCTGAATTGACAGATTTTGTTGTAACTATAAATGGAACACCTGTAAGCGTTGATGAGTTTGATCCAACAAGAGGATATGTAAAATTAACTGCACCGCCAAATTATGGAGATCAAATTGAAATTACTTACTATTATAATGAATTCTATGTATATCGTCATATTACTTTTTATCTTAACGATTTCACTGTTGATGGAAGTGACTTCGACCCAACTGAAAAAAGTATTTTCAATACTTTTAATGTAAATGATTATTTAGGTGGATTTGAATTTGAAGGTCCACTACATGCTCATGTTTGTACTCAACTCAGACAAGTTACATTTGAATGGGTAAAATCTGATGATTATGTAATTCCACCATGTAACAGTAGTCATAGATTCATATTAAATGATTATCGAGTTGATGGAAGTGATTTTGATCCAGAAGTTGGTTCATATTTTAATGATTATTATACAAGAAGTTATAATGTACATTGCCCAAGACATGAGATAACACTGAATTATGATTTAGATGATTTGTATGACCAACTAGTTGATGATTGGACAGATTTATTATTAGGTGGTTCATTTTTTCAAGAAACAAAAGATCTACCAACTGATAGTCCAACTGTTATATTTATGTTTGGTGATTATCTTAAAAAGATATTCATATTAAATAAATTATATAGTCCTTTGGTTGGTTCTTTACCAATTGAAGAAGAACGAGTATTGCTTGGTAGTTTACTGGGTGTTGATATGTGGTATCCTGCTGTTGGATTCAGTGATACATATGCTTCGGTTGAAGAATCAAATCCAGACGTTGGTGTAGCTCTTAGTGAAAACATAGAAGAAGTTGAAGAAACAATAGGACAAATTGTTGCTCATTATAAAGGATTTTATTTAGTACCAGATGTCCCTGTTGATAAGGATGCCGGTATATTAAATGGTCCTTATGGTGTAGGACCAGATGTGGATGTGACAATAGTACTTGTACCATAAAGGAGATTAAAATGAAAAAGAAGCAGAAACAAAAGGTAAAACCAAATGTCGATAAATATAAAGGTATAAGAGAAAGCAATGTTAAAATAATAATAACGGAAAATGGAAAAAAACAAACAATAAATCTTTAATAGCAGGAGGATATACATGGAAAAGATTGTAACAGGATCAGAGAAATTTAAATTTCGTTACAAAGGAGAACTTTGGATAAAATTGGGAATTGGTCTCACAAGAGAAAAGATTCTTTCAGCACCTGATTATCATGATGATAATTTGATTGTTGATATTTGTAGTGATTTGATAGCTTCATGGGCAATTGAAACTGCATCACCAACAATTCCTGGAATTTTAACTCTTGCAGTTGGCACAGGTGGTGTTGGTTGGGATTTACAAAATCCACCAGCAGAATCAGCAAGTCAAACTCAACTTGTTGCGGAATTAACAAGAAAGGAATTTTCTGATAAAACATATGTTGATGATGTCGGTGATCCAACACTTACAAGAACAAATGTCATTGATTTGACCACAACGTTTCTTGAAAGTGAAGCCAATGGACCTTTAGTAGAAATGGGTCTTTTTGGTGGTGAAGATGCAACTATTGCGTCTGATGGAACAATGGTAAATGTTAAAAATTTTCCTGTCTTAAATAAGACAACCGCAATGACAATGGCAATTTTATGGAGATTAACATTTTAAAAAGAGATATATAATTAATTAATTTTATTATCGCCTCTCCCGGTAAAACGGATGACTTTCAGGCGACTATTCCTGTAAGGAGGAAATATGAAAGTGGCAGACACAAATATAATAAAAGGAATCAAAGAATTTCTTTCTGATATCTTTCCAGATGTAAAAGATTGTCTTATTGATTTCAGTTTTGGTATCGATAATGTTTTAAAAGGTAAAGACCAAGAAAAGATTTCTTTTAACTTTAATTTCACTATAAATCCTGATAATTTTCCAGGTATTTTTGACGAAGATGATTATCTTAAAAAAATTAAAAGTGGATTAAGTAAACGGATAGGAAAAAAGATAAGATATTTGAAAGTTTTTTGGTCATTTGTAGAAGATAAGGCTGAAGATGAAAAACTTAAAAATCCATGTAGTATGAGTTTTGATGTAAAATTTTAATAACAAAAAATATATCTCTTTTTGGATGAAGGCCTTCTTATGAAGGCCTTTTTCTTTTGTCTTTATAAAACCATATAGTAAAAATCAGTAAAAACTGTAAAAGGATTAATATTAAGATGTATACGACAGGAGATATAACTAAAAGATTAAATATTTCACGACCAACTTTATATAAGTTGTGTAAACAAAAAAAAATATTTCCTAAGAAAACCGTTGGTGGAAATTATAGATATTCAGAAATAGATTTTATAAATTTATTAAATGATTTTGAACTTGATGATAAAAATATAGAGGATAAATTTATAAAACTATCAAAGGATATTTGGTTGATTTTAACTGAATTTTCAAAAACAATATGGGGAAATGAGATTGGTGAAGAAAGATTAAGAGACATAGTTCAGAATAATAATTTATTCATAATGAATGTTTCACAATTTAAATAAGGATAGTAAAGTGAAAGTAGTGACAATATCTAAAGATGGTAGTTTAATTTTAAATTGGGATCTACTTCCTTCAAGAGTAGCAAATGATCTAGATTTAAGAGATAAAATTTTTAAAAAATTACAAGAAGAATATCCACCAGAAAATTTAAATTTTAATAGTAAGTTACAATTTCAGATAAATAAATTTGTCCTTGATGAAATAAAATATAAATTAGGAGGATGGTAATGAACGAAGGTACAAGAAATTATAACAAAGGTTATATTCCAAGTGAAGAAGTTGTAAGTAGAACTTTACAAGCAAAGAACAGATTTTGGGTCAATATAGTTTGGAGAACAGGAAAACCTGCACTTGATTCAGAATGGAATTTATTGGATGATGTTGGATCAGAATGGTTAAGAAACCTAGTTAGTTCAAAAATTCCAAGTGGTTGGCTGAATATGGGAAGAAATAAATTTCCTATTGGTAATTCAGCAATTGCAAACACATTTCAATTTTATTCTTCGCTTGATCAGAAAGATATTGATAAGCCAAATATTATTGTGAATGGTTGGCCAATGATTGTAGGTGGTGTGAATTATACTGATGCTTCATTGAATTCTATTGAACTTTCAGCAGCAACAACAGAAGGAAGAAATGATTTTGTATTTTTAGAAGTATTCTATGCACAAGTTCGTTCAAGAGACCCTAACAATAATCCAATAACACAGAATAAACCGTCTCTTACAGAAATCTATGCTTATGGAAATACACAATATGGTGGAACAAATCTTCCTGATGATATTGTTGATCCAACAATAAAACCATCAGAAGATGGAATTGAAACATCTCAAAGAATTCAGCTTCAATATAGAATAAGAGTTGTTGATGAAGTAACATTTACAAATGTTTTTTCTACTGGATTTGATGATACTGCAAATGTTCAAGGTCAAGGAGCAGCTATTAATCCACAAATGTCAGGATATAATTTTACAAATATGGATATTGTTTTAAATGATCCTGGATTATGGAGAGCCGGTGCAGGTGATGAAGCTTCAAGAACTGCATTAGGAACTGCTGATGGATATACTTATGCCGTTCCAATGTTTAAAGTATCTAGAAGGGGAAATCAAGCTTATAACGATACAGGTGCAAATCCTTCTGCTGCATATGAAAATCAACAACAAAATGCAACAGTTTTAGCTGATACAATTTCTGATAGACCTGATGGCAAATTTAATGATGGAATAGATTTTGATGATATTTTAGATATGCGTTTTAAGGTTAATTTTCCAGATGTGAATCTCGATAAAATAATGGAAGAAAATCTTCATCGTTTATTTAGTGGAACATTATCTTCAGCTAAAACAAATTTTTTACAGTATGATTCAATTGCAGATTCTGATATTAATGGCTATACAGATTTCTTAGGCAATGAAGGAACAAGTGGAAAAAGAACTGTATGGTCTGATACTGAAACTGATCAAGAAGTTATATATGCAAAAGTAGCTTATGATACAACTGATACAAGTCTTGATGCATATAGAAGTAGTGGTACTGGAAATTGGGCAGCCGGTAATACAATTACTGTTCAAATAACTACTAAATTGCCAACTGGTACAGTAATTGATGGTACTCCTGAAATTTATACTGAAGATAAAAATAAAACTAATATGAGTACTGCTGGAACCTGGTCAGGTACAGGTACTCTTGCTGATCCTTATTTGTTTACATTTAATGGTAGTGGAACTTTTATTTTAGGAACTCAGAAAAGTGTTTGGATTTATTATACACTAACTTATCCTGCTGGTCAAGGATTAACAAGTGTTCCTATTGATTTTTACAAAGTTTCATATGTAGATCATGCTTCATTTTCTACAGGAACTGTATTAAGAGGCGAAACATTTGAGAATATTATGATGAATAAAAACGTTTTATTCAATCATCCTTTTGAAAATGAAGATGATACTCAAGTTTATAAAGAAATTGATATTATTAATGGAAGAAAGGAATTATTCTTTAGTCCGCTTATTGAAACGACTTCAACAAAAGATGGTGGAACAAGATTATTATCTGTAGAAACAATTGATGCGGGTCCTGCTAGTACAAAAGCATTATATGTTCCTTTTCCATTACAACATGTAAAAGGTATTTATTCAGCTGCCACTGGTGGAACAGAAGTTGCAACAAAATCAGAAACAAATTTACAGATCAGTGATCTAGATGTAACTGAAAATTATTTCATCATTCATGAGGATAAATATATTGCTGAACTTGAATCCCTCAAATATGATCCAACTGGTGCGTTTACAGGTAGTGAAGTAGAATTGTTAATAAATAATCTTGGTGATCCTGGTGATTATGGTGCCGTATTTGAACATCATAATGTAACAGGTGATACAAAAGGTACTTACGTAAGATTATATAACAACACGACAGGTGTTCAATATGATATACCAGGCGGTGCATTAGTAACCCATTATAGATGGGCAGGAAGAGAAATACCTGTGAGGAATGGTAGTGGCGATGGATATGATGTGAATGGTTTTATTATTGATTGTACCGGATCAGATGCAGATATTGCATTGTATTTTAATACAATGTCTGATGAAACACCACTTTGGCTTGATGTTGACTATCTTGGAGCAGCACATAGAAGCGCACAACTAAAAATGGTTTACAAATATTCACCGTATCAAGGTTCAGATGTAGGAAGTAAAGCTATTGAAATGTTATATAAAAGACAAAATGGACTTTTCTTTAATAATGGAACAGGCGGAGGGGTTGTTGCAAATACTACATTGGGAACTTCAAATATTAATTATACACCACTTTCAATAAGATTGCCTGGTTCATTTGATGATTATCTAAGAGATGGTTCAAAAGTTGAATTAGGAAGTTGTGGTACTTTAAAATTTGATACAGATATTATTACACAAGCTGCGTATGAAGTTTTAGGATACTATGGTGGTGGCAAATTATGGGAAGAATCTGAAATAACAATGCCTGCTTCTCCTGAAACAACTTCAAGAGGATTTTTAGATAATCCATTTTTAGAAGTTATATTTGAAGACCCAACAACTGATCCAACAAATGCAGAATTTATAATGCCATTGTTGGTAATTGATAGAGGAACACGTGAAATGTTTTTGTTTATTCAAATAGGAAATAAAGGTGTTCATAAAGCAGCAGAAGGACAAGTTCACTATGATATTTTTAGATTAAATGAAAAACTATTAATTAAATAATGAAATTTTATTGATGTTTTATTATAAAAATAATTAAAATTTCATAAAGGATTAAATAAGAAATTAATAAGTATATGGTTGAACTTGAATTAGGGAATATTTGGACTCACATAAAATCTAAGGAAGAATTAGACCACGAATTATTGAAAGAGATAAATGAAGATTTATCATATATAATTCAGGAATATTCTCCATTTAGAAAAGAATCTGTGAATTACAAATATTCCCTTCTACATAATGGTAATGAAGTAAAATATCCTACTGGTCTTTATTCATATGTTTCAAATGTATTTGATAAACACAAAGTTAAATTTGATGTTGTCGATGAACGAGAATATCCTAAACAGACAAAAGAATTGAAAGTACATGGTAAAGAGTACAGAGACTATCAACAAAAAATAATTGATGATGCAATAATAGCACAAAGAGGCATAATAAAAGTTGCCACTGGTGGTGGTAAGACTGTGATTGGTGCTTCCATCATTGCACGATTGAATTTAAATACAATTTTTGTTGTACATACCATTGATCTTTTGGAACAGGCATATGATGAAATTTCAGATATGTTGCAACTTGAAATTGGAAGACTAGGCGGCGGACATTGTGAAATAAAAAAGTTTACTGTTGCTACTATTCAAACAATAAATGCGGCGTTAGGATATGAATATGAACCTATTGATGATGAATCATATATAAAAGAAGAAATTTCAGAAAAGATATTAAATAAAAAAGATGAAGTAAGAAGAATGGTTGAGAATGCTGATGTAGTTATAAATGATGAATGTCAACATTCAAAGGCGGTATCATTTGTAAACTTCTTAACACTGGCGGAAAATGCATTTTATAAATACGGATTGAGCGCAACGCCTTTTAAATATGATTCAACTGATATAATACTTGAAGCATATACTGGAAAAATAATTGCAAATATTACGGCTTCATATTTAATTGAAAGAGGATTTTTAGTTAGACCTATTATTTATATATTGCCACCAAATAAGATTACAAAGTATCAATTTTTTAGAAAGAAATTTAGAACAATATATAAAGAATATATTGTTGAAAATGATGAAAGAAATGGATTGATAATTGATTGTGTTCATAGATTTTTAGAAATGGATAAGACTGTACTAATAACAGTTTCATTGATAAAACATGGAAAAATAATTTTAAAGATGTTAGAAGAAGAGATACCCGATATAAAAGCTGCATTTATAAGAGGTGAAGTAAAAAAGAAAGATAGGAAAATATTATTACAAAAAATAAGAGAAAGAGAATTAAATGTATTGATTGGTACTACCGTTGCTGATGAAGGACTGGATTTACCTGCTCTTGATGCTGCTATACTTGCTGGAGGTGGAAAATCACTAATCAAATGTTTTCAAAGGATTGGTAGAACATTACGACCATATCCAAATGTTGAAAATAATATAAAGGAAGAGGCAATCATTGTAGATTTTTATGATCGTATACGATATTTGACTGGACAATCAAAGAGAAGAATAGAAATATATAATATGGAAAAAGAATTTGAAGTCAGAGAACATTTTTAAAATATTATGATAATTTTGTTGTGAAAAATTATATAATATTCATTATAAATTTAAATATTGACCATCAAAATTTATTTTAATTCAAGTTGGCAAAAAATAATATGGAGTATTATAAAATACCAAGTGTCTTTCTTCAAAGATATTGTTTTTTATTATCACCGGAAGCATTTAATACTCTAATTAGATTTTATAAATTTTATATTGATAATGAAGAAGAGTATAAAGATAAAAAAGATGAATTCGAAGTACCATTTTCGGTTTTTAAAAGTCAAATTATTATTGGTGATGATAATGATATTATAGAAAGTGTTTGGGGAGAATTATCATATTGGGAATTAGCAAAAAGATATTATAAAAACAATGTTTATGTATTAAATTTAACTAAAATATATTCAGATAATGACTCTGATGATAAGGGTGAATTTTCTATAAAAATATTTGATAAAAAAGGTAAAATAAGAAGAAAGAAGAATATAAAAATATATTTAGATAAGTATATTGAAGAAAGTATTTTACCAAGGTGTTCAAAAGAAACAGTTATTAAGAAATTAAGAAAAACAATAGAAGGAACTATTGAATATTATAATAAGAAAAATAAGAAAGTTGAACTTGAAGATATAAGAAAACTGGCTGAACCATTATTAGAAGTAAATGAAAAAATATTAGAAAAAGTTTGTGACATTTATAATAATGATGAGAAATTATATGCTAATAGACATCCAAATTATATTTTAGGAATATTAAGAAATATACAAGATGAACGAAAATTTGAATCAATTCAAAAAAATTCAAGTAATGATTTCAAATCTAAAAATTTAGATAAATATGCAGATGAAAAAAATGAAAGTAATAGAAATCTAGCAATTAAAATAGCAAAAGGGCAAATTAATGACAATATAGCATATAATTCATATTTAGAATTAAATGATATAAAAGGTCTTAAAAAATTATATAATGAAGGTGTCAAAATTTTAAAAGATGAAAACAATGAAGATGAAATATTTAATGGATATGATTGGTTAAATGATGACTAAGAAAAAAGATTTTTGGAATCATTATTTTAGATTCAGAGAACTGACTCAATTTGGAAATGAGAAGGTTTATCAAAGATTAGAAAATATTGATTCTATTAAAAAATGGTTAGACACAAATTATATTTTAGCAAATATACCACAAAAATATTTTAAATTTGAATTAGATAAAATAAAGAAAAGAATATTAACAGTTGAAAAAAATTATGATTCTATTGATAAAATTGATAGTTATTTAAATAATCTTGAAAATGCAGTTAAAAAAGGAATAGGATTATATCTTTCGGGCCCACATGGTGTGGCAAAAACTACTATTTCTATTATTATACTTAAAGAAGCTATTAAACAACATTATAAATGTTTTTTCTGCAAATCATCTGAAATAATTAATTTTGCACGCTCTGGTTGGAAGAGTGAGGATAGAAAAATATATTGGGATTATATAGTGGACAATACAGATATATTAGTTGTTGATGATATTGTAAGATTATTTGATGTTTCTGAAAAGGAAAGAGTCCATATTGATGAAATCTTCACAAAACGTGATGATGCCAATAAAGTAACTATAATCACAGCAAATCATGAGTTAAGGGACAATAAAGATGTTTTTGGTGATGCATTATATTCTAATTTCAAAGAAAGACTAATAGAAATTGATCTTATTGGTGATGATTACAGAGATTTATTAGGTGAAAAATTAATGGATGAACTATTAGAGAAAAAGGGCGATAAATAGTGCCAAAACCGTTTGTTGATATAGAATTAGAAGATCGAGTTTTGCGTTGTTTATTATATAATGCAAGTAAAGATAGTGAATTCAACGTAAATGAAATTAATTCAAATATTGGTTATGTTGTAAACTTTGGTTTGAGTAATGAAATTTTTTATTCTGCATTTAAAAAATGGTTATATGAACAGATTGTTTCGAATTATATAAAACATTCAGAATGTCTCGAAAAGAATATGCTTATAGAAAATCTAAAGCATAAATATACAAACAAAGATGAGTTTGAAAACAAGGAAATACTGTTAGATAAAATATTTGAAAAAGATTTTGAGCCCAAGTCATTTAAAATCACTTTAAATAAACTTAAAGAGTTGCAAAATTGTAGAATTGTATTTGATCTTAATTTAGATGTTAATGATTCATTAAAAAAGATTCATAGTAATCAATCAACAGTTGATTCTAGAAAAATGATTCAAACTATATCAGATACAATAGTTAAAATATCTGCTGGTTCAGGTAGTTTTAGAATGATTGAAGAAAATATCTTTCATGATATTAAGAGGGATATGGATCTTATAAAAGCAAAGAAAAAAGATCCGTCAAAATATAGAGGTATCCCAAGTGGATATAGCGTAATCGATAGGGCGACTGGTGGTTGGTTTCCAGGAGAATTAACTATTGTTCTTGGTCGTCCAGGAATGGGTAAGTCTGTTTTACTACTTAATTTTGCCGGTCATGCATATAACAGTCGTTATAATGTCATTGTGATAACAATAGAGATGCCTCTAGATCAACAAAGGAATAGGTATTATTGTCACATTAGTGGTATAAATTATAATAAGCTGAAGCGTCCAGAATTATTAGAAGATCAAGAGATTGAATATTTAGAAAAACAATTAAAAAAAGAAAAAGATGCACATGATAATTTTTTATATTTTATTGATGCACCTGAAAATTGTAATGCTTCATTTATTGAATCTAGAATTATAGCTTTCGAAAATGCAATAAACGAAAAAGTTGATTTATTAATAATTGATCCACTTTATCAAATGGTTCCAAATGATAAGACAGTTGATGATAAAATTGGTGCTATAACATGGGATTTAAAATTATTAGGAAGAAAAATGGCATTTCCAGTTATAGCGGCAAGTCAATTTAATAGAGAATCACATAGTAGACATAAACATGGAAAAGGTGTTGACACAGTTGATGCCGCATTTAGTGATAAAATTGGTCATAATGCTGACAATATGATTGGAATAACAGGTGACAAACAACGTGCAAAATTTGAATTTCCAAAAACAAGAGATTCCGACATAAAAGAAGCATTTTTTATAAAACAATTTGAGCGTATGCGATTTGAAGAAGATGAAGAGATGGATGAAGATGAAGAAAATAATAATGAATAATTAATAAAAGGGTGGTATTAAATGGAAGTTAAACTAAAAAAAATGTCACAACCTGTTTTGATTACTGTGAAAGAGGATGCTGATACTTTCATAAAAAGAAAAGATAAGACATATAATACTATAAGAAAAAATTTGCCACAACTAGAGGGATTTAGAAAAGGAAATATTCCAAGAAATATTGCAGAAAAAAACTTTGATATAGAACAACTTTATAAAAACTTAATTGATGAAATATATTTACAAGTTGCAGCACAATATAATATAGTATCATCAAGTGATTTCAATTTTTTTGGTGATTTAACAAATGATAAAAGTGATTTCACCATGTCATTTAAAGCAGAATTAAAGCCTGATGTGAAATTACCAGTGATTGAAAATTTAGATTTATCATATGTTGAACCAACAGTAGATGAAGATGCAATTCAGAATAAGATAACAGCAGATTTGGCAAAGAAAGATAAAATTGTTGATTCAGATAAACAAATACTTAATAATTTTGATGTTGCTGTAATTGATTTTGAAGGAATATTACATGGTGAGGAAAAACCATTCAAGGGTGGAACTGCTAAAGATTATAAAATTTGTATAAATGAACTTCAAAATGGTAAACACCAGTTTATCGATAATTTTGAAGATCAAATGATAGGAATGAAAATTGATGAGGAAAGAATTATTGATGTAACATTTCCAGAAGATTATAGAGATAAAACAAAAGCAGGAAAAAGAGCAAAATTTAATGTTAAGCTTAATTTGATAAAACAAAAAGTTAAGCAGGAATTAAATGAAGAATTTGCAATAGGAATGGGATATAAATCTGTTGATGATTATAAAGAAGAAGTAAAAAAAGAATTATTTAAAGTCAAAAAGAAAAATTATGATGACAATTTTAAACGTATTGTTATAAATTCAATAAAAGAGAAATCAAAATTTGCTCCTATTCCTGATGCAATGGTAAATGATGAGATAGCTCGAAATTGGAATAATTATTTAACAAGACTTGGCAAAACAGAAAAAGAGTTTCTGAAAAACAATGCAAATGGAAAAGTTTATTTCTATGATAACAATAATGATCAAGCAAGTGAAACAGTAAGAATAACATTAATACTAGAAAATATTGCTAAAAAATATAATATTACAACCAACAAGAAGGAAGTTGAAGAACACGTTAATTCATTATCAAAACTCTTATTATATGATGATGAAAAAAAAGCAGCAATGATAGAGAAAATGGCAACAAATAAAGAACAATATAAATTAATGGAAAATATGAGATTAAATGAGAAAGCAATAGATTTTGTTGTTGATATATTTAAAAAATGAAAAAATTAGATTTTAATCTATCGGCTTCAACATTGGGTAAATTTGATGGTTGTCCATGGGCATTTCAACAAGATAAGATTCTCAAACGAGAACCTATATCAAAAGCCGGTGCAACATTAGTTAAAGCTCAAGCATTCCATGAATTAATGAAAGCTTTTTATTATAAAAAAGATTTCATAACAAGGAGTTTATTCAATGATTGGGAAGGTGTTTTTAATCAAAAGACAAAAGAATATAAGTGTACTGATCCATATTTAAAGTATACAAAAATGAGTGGCTACACAATGATAAAAAATTGGGTGGCCATGGCTCATAAAAATAAATGGTTACAAAAAGCAAAATATCTTGGAAAAGATTATGGAATTGAATTAGAATTTATAATACCATATGAAAATGATAGGTATGAAATAAATGTAAAAGGATATATTGATGCAATATTTCAAGTAGATGATAAATTATTTATTGTAGATTGGAAAACTGGGAAATATTATGATTATTATAGAATACAAGGATTAATATATAGTTGGGCACTTAATAAAAAATATGGTTATGTTGAAGATGCTGTATTGTTTGTACATCCTGCCAAAAAAGTAAATGATATTTTTATACAAAAAGTAGAAGATAAAGATTATAATGAAATTGTAGTATTAGTAAATAAGATGTTTGATTGTATTGATAATAATGAATTTGAGAAAAAACCAGCTGATGGTTGTAGATATTGTGATTATGTAGATTGTGAGTATAATAAGAATAATATTTTGAAAGATCATATTACAGCAAACAATTTAAAAATTAAATGAGTGATATTGATTTTAAAAAATTATATAGAGAAATCTATAAAAAAATTGATTTAATAAGAATCTTAGATGAATATGATATTGATTATTCTGAATATCATGGTCATAAAGGAAGAGAATTTCAATGTTGTTGTCCATTTCCAGATCATGATGATTTAAGTCCGTCATTTTCTATTAGGGAAAAAGATGGTGTTTATAATTGTTTTGTATGTGGTGGTGGTAATCTTTTCACATTTGTAAAAAAGATGGAAAAATTACCAAACATAATGGAAACAATTAAATTTATAAAAATAAAAGTTGGAATTGGAGAAGAAAAAGCAGAAGATGTATTTGACAAAATAGGTCGTTCGTATGAAGAAATGCTGGCATATAAAAGACCTTGTGATACAGAGGAAGATGAAAAAGAAGTTAAAGAAATAAAATATCCTCAATGTTTTGAACCAGCTGAAAAGTATCTATCTAAAATAAAATTTAGAGTAAGTTTAAAGAATATAAAAAAATGGAAAATGATGTATTGTCATGATCCAAAATCTACATATGATGAGAAATATAGAGATAGATTAATAATACCAGTTTATTTTGAAAACAAATTAGCTACATTTGCAGCAAGAGATATGTCAGGAAGATCTGATTTATGGAAAAAAATAAAAGACCAAATAAAAGCAGGAAATTATACAAAAGATCAAATTAAAGAATTAAGAAAAAAATATGAAGTTAAAAAAATATTATATCCGTTCGGTGCACCTTTATTAAAAATATTTTTTAATTGGGACAAAGCAGTAAAAAAGGACTACGTGATAATCTGTGAAGGAGTGTTCGATGCGATAAAATTAATTAACTTTGGATATAATGCCGTTGCGGCATTAAGTTGTCATATAAATCCGTATAGAATAAAACTTCTAATTAAGAATTTTAATGCCATCGATATTTTACTGGATAACGATATGAAGATTGATGTCAATGGAAAGAAAAAGAATCCTGGTCAAGATGCAGCAAAAAAAATCCTGGAGTGTCTAGAAGATATATGTGTTTCTAATATTCTTCTTCCTCAAGGCAAAGATCCAGATGATTGTATAAAAAAAGAAATTAATGATGCATTTTCACAGAAAAATAATTATTTTAAACTTGAAAAGTTTTTTTAAAATTTACAGGAGAAACATGATAAAACAATAATTATAATATTAAAAACTCTCTAACTAGAAAGGATGTCAGGATGCTAGCCCATTCCAGATATACCATCGAATATGTTATCACGAATCCTAGAATTGATGTCTTACGTGACTTGTGCGAAAAAGATCTCGTTAGAATCTACAGAAGTACAGAAGACCAAAAAATTAAAAACAAAGTGTTTAAAATAATTCTATTTGAAAGGGGTTGCGGCGGTGCAACATGGCATCAAATAATTCACAACTTTATACAACAAAATTCAAACCGCTTAAGAAAGTATAATATGTTATCGGAGAATGACTTATATCAAGAAGCATGTACTCATTTACACATTGAATTAGAAAAGTGGTTTGATCCTGATGTTAATTGGTGTTTTTCTACGTATACATGGGATACATTGAAAACATCAATGAATATTTTATTTAAAAGATATGAGAAAATAAAACGAAAAACATCTTCTAATATGTATAATATTGAGATCAATAATCTTTATGGCGAGCATATGAAATATGAAGAAGTAATCTCACAACAAGCAGTTGGAAAATTGCAAACAAGACGTAAAGAGGATAACAAAGAAACTATATATTTTCAGCGTGTAATTGTTGAACATATTAATAAAAAATTAGCTTTAACTGATATGGAAATTCCTGAAGAATTGATTAAAGATTTACTAAATATAATTAAAATGAAAGCCAACACCAAAGAGGTTTTGGAATACGTAGCAGATAAACATAAGATTACTCATAAGAAATTTATTGAATTAAAAAAGATTTTTGTCGAAGAATTTGAAAAAATGATGTTTAAAGATATAATTAATTATTCTTTTTGGGGAATTAAAAATGATGGATTGTTATCAAAAAAATTTAATAGATCAAGAGGTCAAATTACAAAGATAAAATATAAGTTGCATGATTTTGCAAAAAAAGAATTGAAAAGTAAATTTGATCTTACTGTCGATGAAGTCTTTTTTAAATAATAATTATACAAAGGATAGTATAATGCATCAAACTAATATCTGGTTTGTTTTCACATATTATTTAGGAAAAGAAGTTAAAATTAAAGAAGAAGTTGATAAGATAGGTGTAGAAATAAATATTGATGAATTGTTTATTCCCAATTATAATAAAAAAATAATTGAGATGATTGAAGAAGATATAGGAGAAGTAAAAAATAAAAAATTACAATTAAAAGAAAGGCATGAATTATTTGCGAGTTATTTATTTATAAGATTGAAAGATAAAAATTATTCAAAACTCCTTGATATAAATAATATTATCGAGTATATAGGAATTGCAAAAGACGATGAAATGGCGATTTTGAAAGCTTATCTCGATATGGATGATATAATTATATGTGAACATGAGCGTGTATATAATGTTGGAGATGAAGTAGTTATAAAACAAGGAGGATTAGTTTGTATAAAAGGAACAGTAGTTGATGCAAATATTGGAAATGGATATGCAAAAATATTACCACCGTTTTTTCAAAAAATTATAAAAGTAAAAATCAGTCAATTAGATTATGCATAGATGATAGAGGATATTTTTATTTATGAATGAACATGATATTTGGGAACCAACTCATGATATTTTGGAATTTTTTCCACATGATGATTATAGACAGTACCAAAAACAAACCATACAAGAGATAAGAGATTATTTCAAAGCAGGTTATGAATATGTTATTTTAGAAAGCCCTACTGGCTCAGGCAAAAGTGCAATAGGACTTACCGCAGGATTATACTACAATAAAGGATATCTTCTAACATCACAAAAAATTCTTCAAACACAATATGAAGTTGATTATGCTTCTAATGATATTAAAATATTAAAAGGCAAAAATAATTATCCATGTGTGTTTCTAGATAATAGAGAAACATGTGATAATGGATTTTGTTTAATTGGAAAATGTCCCGTGAGAGGACAATGTACTTATGAAATAGCAAAAAGAGAAGCAATAAATTCTAAAATTGCATTAATGAATTATACTTATTTTCTTAATGTAATGAATTATACAACTGTTTTTAAAGATCGAAGATTATTAATTTTAGATGAAGCCCATAATGTTGAAAAAATATTAATGGGATTTATTGAATTTAGTTTTTCAACATTCTATCTTTCAAGACTAGGAGTTACTTCAAAAATACCAACTTATAAAACAGTAGCTGAATATATTCCTTGGATGAATAAAGTTCTTAGTAAAGTAAATGAGTTAATTGGTATTCTTGCAAAAGAACTTGAAGAAATAAAAGATGATTATCATGCACATGAAGAGAGAATAAAAGAAATAAAAAAAGAACTGGATGGACTTGATAGACAAAGAGATAGAGTTAATAATTTTTTAGATAGTTATAATCATACTGAATGGATTTTTGACATTACAACGAATGAAAAATTAAAAAGAAAAATCATTGTCTTTAAACCGCTTACTATTTCATATTTTGCAAGAGATTTTTTATTTCAATATTGTGATAAAAAGATTTTGATGTCTGCAACAATATTGGATAAAGATAATTTTTGTAGAAGTTTGGGAATATCAATAGATAAAACAAAATTTATTCAAAATCCATCAACATTTCCTGTTAGTATTAGACCAATTTATTTGACAAATACTGGTAAAATGAATCTTGCAAGTATTAATTCAACATTACCTAATATTGTTAATGATGTCCATAAGATTCTGGATCATCATGATGGAGATAAAGGATTAATATTTACACATACATATAAAATTTCTAATTATATAAGATTAAATTTGAATGCACAAGCTAGAAGAAGATTAATGTTTCATGATGATAAAAATAGAGATCAAGTATTAAGTAGTTTTATGAGATCAGATGGGCCAAGAGTTTTAATGAGTCCATCTATGTATGAAGGAATTGATCTCAAAGATGATCTTGCTCGATTTGTTGTTATTGTAAAAATACCATATCTTTTTCTTGGGGATAAACAAATAAAAAGAAGAATGGAAATTGATTATGATTGGTATGTGTGGAAAGCTGCATTAATTTTAGTTCAAGCTGCTGGTAGAGGTGTACGACATAAAGAAGATGAATGTACTACGTATATAATGGATAGTGGAATAAATTGGTTTATAATGAAAAATAAGAATTTATTTCCAGAATATTTTTTAAATTCAATAAAAAACTGATATCAAATGATTGATAAAAAAGAATTAAAAGAAGTTGTTGATTTTGCTTATAGTGAAATGCCTGAAGATTCAATGAACAGAAAAGAAGCTAAAAGACAGAAAAATATAATATTTAAAAAAATTGATAGTGAAAAAATAACTACAATTGATGAAGTATTAACAGAATTTAACAGGATGATGTGATGGTTATAATAATTGATGGAAATCATCTTTTTGCCAGATGTTATTTTGGTGTGAAACCACTTTGTACAAGTAGTGGTCAAGAAACTCAGGGAATTTATGGATTTCTGAATTCATTGAGATCATTTGTTAGACAGTTTAAATCAGAAGAAAATTACATATTTGTAGGTTGGGATGGAGGTAATAAAGCTAGAAGAGATATCTTTCCTGATTATAAAGCAAACCGAACGGGTTTTCAATCTGGTTATCATGAACAAATACAAATGACTCAGACTATTGTTAAATGTTTTAAACTTGTAAGACAATATAAAATTGATGATGTTGAAGGTGATGATATTGTTGCAACATTAACTAGAAAAGCAAGGAAAAAAGGGCAAAAAGTTATTATTATAAGTGCTGATCATGATTTTCAACAACTTATTTCTCCTCATATTAAGCTTTTAAAAATTACAAGATCAACCAGTCATGAGTATATTGATGTTGATTGGTTAATGAAAGAATTTTCTATAAGACCTGATCAAGTTGTTGATTTCTTATCATTGACAGGTGATAATAAAGATAATATTCCAGGTGTGCCAGGAGTTGGTAATAAAACTGCTTCAAAATTGATATCTCTAAATGGAACAGTGGATGCAATGTTGGCAGATATTGATGGAATTAAAGGAGCTAGTGATAAAATAAAGGAAAAAATTAGGGGTAATATTAATATAATTAAACTAGCAAGAAAATTAGTTACCCTTAACGAAAATATTGATTTATTTTTTAGTCTTGAGAATGATAAAGAAAATGATTTTGATGCTCTCGAAGAATTATTTGAACAACTAGAATTTAAATCATTTATTAGGAATATCAGTCAGTGGAAGCAAGATTTCATAGAATAGCTTATAAATATGGATACTGCGAAAACATTTTAAATAGATTCAAAGAAAGAACATCATTAAAAATCCCACAAATATATCTTATCTTAGATTATTTTATTTATTTTTTAAGAAAAATTACAATAGAAAAAGAATATATTAATATATTGCTATTTGGAAAATTATATATAAAGAGAAATGAAAGGTTTTTCTATAATCCTAGATTTTATGGGTCCAGAACTTTTAAACAATTTATTAATAATGAAGTAGAATTTAAAAATAGAAAAACAAAGGGTTTATATTCAGAAAAAACAAACCACAAAGAAATATTTGTTTATGCTAGAAAATTTCTAAAATTAAAAAAACTTGATTCAAAATATTTATTCAATTTATTTATTGAAGGAATTATTCAAGAAATATTGGATAATGAAATAATAAAACTTAAAAATATAGGTATTTTCTATTCCGATTTTTTTGAATGTTCACAAACACATTTATTTGGAAAAGATAGAAATTATAAAAAAAAGAAGACAATTAGATTTGTGCCTATGAAATCTTTTATAGACGAACTAAGAGGTAATATTGACGAATATAAAATTTCAAAAAGATTAAAAAAAGTATTTGATTTTTATGGTTTTTCAATAAAAGTAAAAAAATATGATAAATAGAAAAAAAGCAGTTAAATCTGTAAATTCAGAAGAAGTTAATGACAGTGAATTTTCAATTACTGTGAGTGTTAGAATTGGGCAGGATATAATAAATCAAGATATAGATGAAGCTTTATATATTCCAACAATTAATAACCTCAATCCTGCAATAATTTCAAAAATAATGTCAGAAAATCCATCTTTGCATGCAAGGTGGAATGCATTATATAATCAGGCAGTTTACGAACATGATATGTTGAAAACAAAATTTGAAGTTTGGATTGCTAAAAAAGGACGTGAATACAGAGATGAATTAAACAAGATTGCGAAAGAAGAAAAAATTAGGGTTACAGATAAACTTGTTGAAGATACTTTGAAATCCGATGACGAATATGAAAGTATATCACAAGAAATAGCTGAAGCAAAAAGAGATATGAAAAATATATTGGCCATCGCCAATGGGCTTGGAGAGAAAGGGGAGAAGATAATTAATATTGCTTCTATGATGAAATGGGAAGCAGAAATTTTAGCAGGAAATAAACGGGTTGGATCCAGTAAAACTTATAATGTAATTGATAAAAAAGATAGTAAAAAAAGCGTAGAAAAAGAATATAAAATGGATATTAGCGAAAACGGAGGATGGCCAACTTAGTAGTTTTGTATATTTAAAAGTAAAATAATTAATAAATTTTTATGTTAAGGAGGAATAGAAGATGACAAAAGAAAATCCTTGGGCCACAGAAGCAGAAAAGCGAGAAAAAAAGACGTATGAAGATGTGAGACAAATGAAGTTTTCAGATAATGCAACCCATAATATCAGACTTATTCCAAACAAAGATACCAGTAAATTTCCATTTTTTGGTTACAAACAACATTGGATTCCCCAGAACAACAGTGCAAAAGGCCGTCCAATAACACATGGTATTGAAGACAAATGTGTTGTTTGTGAATATGTTGGAGAACTTTGGACTGAGGTTAACAGACTTAAAGAAGAAGAAGATATGACGGATAAGAGTCCTGAAGTTGTGGCACTTGTTGCAAAAATAAGTGAAATCAGCGGTGGTGCACCAAGATACGATATGAACATTTTTGATCGTGACGAAATGGAACAGAAACTGGATAAAAACAAAAAAGATGATCCTAAGGTTATTGCACCCAAAAGAATGACTGCTCCTTCTTCAATTTGGAAAACTATATTTGAATACGCCAAAAATCCAAAATGGGGGAATCCATCAGACATTAAAAAAGGTTATGATTTTGAAATTAAAACTGATGGTGAAGGAAAAAGAAGAAATTATACTGTTGTTCCTGACAGAAATGCATCACCATTATCTGAAGAAGAAATAAAAGCAATCGATCATGGTTATGATCTTGAAGCACTGAAAAGACCTTCAACAATAAAGGATATTATTGAAGTGTTAACCACTGCTAAAAAACCATTTGATGATATATTGAAAATGGTTGATCCTGATGATATCGAAGATGCAAACATTAAGAAAAAACCAGATGATGAAAGTGTCAACACCGAAGAATTAGAAAAAAAAGATAAAGAAGAAGAAAAACCTGCTAAGGAAAATACTAAAAGTGATAAAGAAGAAGTAACTGTACAAAAGGACGAACCAAAAGAAGAACAAGAAGGAACTGATGAAAGCGATATTAATGAATATGAATGCAAAGGTCAGTTTACTGCAGATGACAAAGGTTGTAATGCTGAAGATGATCCATGCCCAGTAAAAGAAAAATGTATAAAATTTCAACCTATCTATAATAAAGCTGTTAAACTTAATATTGCTGTTAAACCGTATAGTGAAAGAACAATTGAATTAATTAATGCCGATGTAGAAAAAGCAATTAAAGAAGCAGAAGAAAAAGAAAAGAAGGAGAAAGAAGAAAAGGAGAAGGCAGCAAAAGAAGCAAAAAAAGCTGAAAAGGAAACAGAAAAAGAAGATAAAAAAGATGAAAAGAAAGAAGACGATAAGAAAGAAGATGAAAAGAGTGAAGGTAATGGAACAACAAGACGTCGTCGTCGCAATGTACCATTTTAAAAATGATTTAAACAATTAACATATGAAATGGATAGAGTAACTCTCTGTCCATTTTTTTTAAAGGGGTAGATTCATGGCAAAAAAGAAAAAACAAAGTATTCCTATGACGGCATCAGAAAGAATAGAAGAAAAATTTGGTGGAAAATGGGAAAGAGCTGGAAAATCAATATTAAATATACAACCTGCTGTACCAACTGGATCATTACTTCTTGATGAAGCAATTGGAGAATGTAAAGGATGGCCAGAAGGTTCAACAATAGAAGCTTATGGTCCTCAACATTCAGGCAAAACATTAATGGGATATCTCGCAATTGCCGCTTCACAAAGAAAACACCCTGAAAGAGAACATCTTATAATTGATGCTGAAAATCAGTTCAAATTTCAAGCAAGATGGGCAAGAGATCTTGGTGTTGATGTTGAAAGATTGTTTGTAAAACCTGTTTCTTCAGCTGAAGAAGCATTTGATATTATGGAAATGGCTATTTTAGGGGATGTTGATCTTGATGAAAATGGATATGTGAAAAAAATCAATAAGCCTGGTAATTTTGGTGTTATTATGATTGATTCGGTTACTCAATTAGTTCCTCTTGAAATGGTTCATAAGAAAATGGATCAAAGTTTAAGAATGGCATCATTAGCATCTGCTATGTCTCAAGGATTAAAGAAAACAACATCAGCAATGGTAACAGCACAATCACCAACTATTATGTTTTTCATTAACCAAATTCGTGCTGATCCAAATAAAATGTTTGGCAGTCCTGAAACACGCACGGGAGGCAATGCACTTCCATTTTATGCAACAATTGTATTAAGAGTTGCAAAAGTTTGGGAATCAGAAGAAAGAGATGATAGAGGAAAGATAGTATCACATAGAACAAGATTAAAATTTGAAAAGAATAAAGCTGGTTCGTTGCCTGCAGATGCAATTGAATTCAAAATAAACTATGATGGATCAGGAATAGACAATGATGATGAAATGTTTGGTGTTGGTGAATTAAATGGAATAATTGATAATGTAAAAAGAGGGTATTATAATGTAGTAAAACCTGGAACAAGAGAATTAGTTGATGAAAATATAAAAAATTTTAGAAAGAAAGAATTTCCAGAAGTTATTGCACAACATCCCCATATCAAAGATATGATTCAAAAATATATAGATGAAGGAGAATTTTATATTGAAGATGATGGTATGATGGATTCTGAGAAAGAAAAAATTGCAAAAGCAAAAGAAAGAAAAGAGAAAGAAGAGAAAGAAGAAAAACAACAATGAGATATTTAGGGATTGATATATCCAGTAATAGTACAGGATGGTCAGCAGTTGATTTTAAAAGAGGGTATTTTACATTAATTGATTTTGGTTTAATAAAACCAGATGGAGGAATGAGTCATATTCAAAAACTTTATTTGCTTGGAAATGAATTTGAAAGAATATTCGCTAAGCTTAAACCTGAAAATATTGCAATTGAAGAAACCATCTTTGTGAATAATAGAAAAACTATGAAAATATTGACAAGATTTGGTGGAATAATATTATTTAAAGCATATGAATATGGTAAAATTGAAGCTAATATTTATGAACCAAAAAAGTGGAAAAAAATCCTTGGTGTTGGAGGAAATGCTAAAAAAGCTGATGTTCAACTGGAGGTATGTAGGATATTCGAAAAGATGAGTAAAGATAAACTATCTTCATATAAACAGAAGATCTCAGATGTCTACACAGATATCGAGAAGACAAACGAAGATGCTTTATCAAAAGAAAATATCGAAATAAGAATGGGGAAAGATGGAATAAATAAGACAGAAGCAAGAAAGTTAATTAGAAAAGATTTAAAAAAGATAATTTATAAAATGGAAGAAAGATTTGACCAGATAAGTATGAATATTTATACAGAATCTGGTATAAATAGTGATATTGGCGATTCAGTTGGTATTACTATTGCGGACATTAAAGTTAGAAATAATTTAATAATAAATGAAGAAAAAGACGATAAAAAGGAAAAGTAAAACTTCACCTGAAATACAATACAGATATGATGAACAACAAGGTATTTTTGTAAGAGAATCTGAAGTATCTGTAAATTGGTTATTAAATCAAGTGTTAGTGGCTGAAGGATTACAGATTACTAAAGTTTCAAATGAGCAAATAGAATTATTTTTAGAATTAATAAATAAAAGTAATTTAAGGATGGTAAATGGTCAGCATGCTTTATTTTGGTTGAAAGAAAAACTTGAAGAAAAACGTATGATGGCTGATTCAAAAGATGGAGAAGTTTGGCATAATATTACAGATAGATATCGTTTTATATTAGAACAAATAGATATGATTTTAATAAGTTCAGATGATATAAAAGATAAAATTAAAATGTATGATGTAGAAAAACCAAAAGAAAAAGATCCAAACAATATGATTTTAAAATTCAAGAAGGATACAAAATGAAAGCAGTAATTTTATCAGATATTCATTTAGGTCGATATAAATATGGAAAAATGGATGTTGATCTTGGATATGATACAAGAACACAAGATATACTTAATAATGTTGAGCAAGCTATTGATTATGCTGTAAAACAAAATGTAGACATGATTATTATAACTGGTGATTTTTATCATATTAAAAGACCTGATCAAATATTCAGAAGATTATTGTCACAAAAGATAGAAAAAATGCTTTCATTTGATATTGATGTTTATTTAATGCTTGGTAATCATGATCAAGGAAGAACAAGAGCGCATGATCTTGTGGAACTTGTGGAATTAAGCACTCAAATACCAAATTTACATGTTATTGAAAAAGAAGAAATTTTCAATATTGATAAACATTGTGCAACATTATGTTTTTTTCCTCATATTAATAAAATTGAAATGAATATTAAGAAAGAAGAATTTCATGATTACCAAATGAAACATATAGATGCACTACAATTAAGGGCAAAGGCTTCACAAGCAGATCATAAATTATTTTTTGGTCATTTTGGAACAGATGCATCAAAAATTGGAAACAGTATTGATTTGGGATATGTGTCACATGGAAAAGCAATACCACTAAAAATATTTGATGAAAAAGTTTGGACAAAAGTATATTTAGGAGATATACATAAACAACAAGAACTAAATAGTTTTTGTCGGCATATGGGTTCTATTGCAAAAGTTGATTTTGGGGAAGAAGGAGAGAAAAAAGGTTTTTATTTTTATGAAAATGGAAGAGATGAATTTATAGAAGTTAAAGATAGAAATTTCATGACAATTGAGGCTGATTTAACAGGTGATTCAATTGAACAATTTAATACATTAGAGGAAATTGTAAAAATTGAACCAAATTTAAAATATTCAATAACAAGATTAAAGTTAACAATAAAAGCAATTGATAAAAAAGTGATTCCTATTGATGATCTTGAGAAAAAATTGAGAGAAAAATCATGGAACTATGTTGGCAAAGTAATAACAGAAATCCACGAAGACGATAAATCTGAAATAAGTGTTAAAGAAATGTCTGAACTGGACCATATGGATATTTTTAGTAAATATGCAGATGGTAAGAAAGATGAAGTTAAAAAAGATGTACATCAAATAATTGTTGATGAGGGAAAAAAAATTCTTGATGAAGTATTAAACGTTGAGGTAAAATAATGCTGATTGAAAAATTGGAATTGGGCGGATTTTTAAGCTATCAAGAAAAACAGGTAGTTGATTTAAGTGGAATAACAAATTGTCTTGTAACTGGAAAAATACATGATGATGTTGATCTATCAAATGGTTCAGGTAAATCTTCACTATTTGAAATGATTCCATTTAATCTTTTTGGGAAAGAAGCAGGAAGAAGTGATATTTTAGATGATTATATAAACTGGACATCAGATGAGTTATTCACTGCAGTTATTTTTTGGATAGATGGAAAAAGATGGAAAAGTGTAAGAAATAAAAAGCGTGGTTCATCGGCTACACATGAAGTATTTTATGATAGAAATAATGGTGAGAGACAAGATGATTGGAAAATAACTGATAAAAAAATTGAAACAATATTAGGATTGAGTGCTAAAACATATAGCTCAACAATATATCTCAATGAAAGAGAATCATTGGCATTCATTAATGGAACAAGTAGTGAAAGAAAAACAATATTTAGAGAATTATTGGATATTGATGTATATGAAATCGCATCAAAAATATCAAGTAAAAAGTCTAAAGAATATGATGAAAAAATTATTATTAACAAACGATTAATTGAAGATCGTGAAGAGAAGTTAAAAGACGAAAGTCAGATTAAAAATGATCTTAAATCTAGTAAAGAATCACTCATAGATCATAGCAAATTAAGAGATGAAGAGATGGAGGAATTAGATAAATATTTAGATAAAAAACAGAACATCTGTAATAGTATAGAAGAACAGAAAAGTAAGACTGAAAATATAAATAATGAAATAATTGAATTGTCAAGGAATTTTAACCGTTTGTTAGATGATTTAGAAGAGATTGAAAAAGAAGAGGGTGAACAAAGATTAAAGTATGATAGAGAAAAAGAAAATGTTGATGGATTTAGAAATGAAATAGAAGTAGAAGTAAATGTTCAAATAGAAAAATATACAAATATTATTGAATCTTATGATTTAATTGAAACAAAAATGTCTAATGTTAAAAAAGAAAAAGAAGAAAAAGAAAATTTGATTATTGAATTAGAAAAATCATTAAGTGATATACGAAAGAAGATAAGAGAAGAAGATGAAAAGACAAAAGAAGATGAAAAAGAAAAAGCAACAATAATTTCTGAAAAAGCTCAAGTGAATAAGTTATTGAATAAGATCGAGGAATTCGGAAATGTATGCCCAATAACTGAGAAACAATGTGAAGTAATTAATAATGACTATAAAGATGACTATAAAAGTGATAAGCTTGCAGAGCTTGCAGAAATAAAAGAAAAAGAAAATGTCATAAATATTAAATTAACAGGAATATATGGTAAAATAAATAAATTAAAAGCAAGTGAAGACATAAAAAATAATGAAATGGCTGATAATCGAGATAATATTTCAACATTATCAAGTATTTACGATGAATTTTCAAAAAAATTTAATAATAAGATTCACGATATACAAACACTAAATGAGCAAAAAAATAAGTTTAATACTTTGACTGAAAAAATAAATGTATTTGTGCAGAAGGAAAAAGATATTGAAAAATATTTTAAAGATGTGAAAAAAGATAGAGAAGATATACAAATTGAAATTAATAAATTTGATGAGGCTATAAAAAAGAAAGAAGAAGAAGTAAAGAAAATAAAAGAAAAGGATTGTGATGATTATGAAGAACAACTGGAAAATATAAATAGTGTAATTGAATTAACAAAAGAAAAAATGAAAGAGTATGATGAAGTTATATCAAAAAGAAATATTGAAATAGGAATTGCAAAAGATAAATTAGAGGATTTTGAAAAAACACGTAAACATATTGATAAATTGAATGAAGAAAATAAAAGTCATGGAAAATATAAATCAGCATTTTTGCATTTAACAAAATATTTTGGGAAAGATGGAATTCAAAAAATGTTGATGCAAAATGCAATTCCTATGTTGGAAAAATATTCTAATAATTTGATGCGGGAATTTAATGATGGTTCAGATAAAATAAAAATAAAATTTGATTTAGATCCAAAGACCCAAAGTGGTGAAAGAAAAAAAGGTGGTGGACTTGAAATATATGTTGATGAAGGTGAAAATGATTTGAGGAATCTACAGAACTATTCGGGTGGTGAAACAGTAAGAATAGTTTTTAGTATTATTTTTGGATTGGCAAGTCTATTATCTATGAGAGCAGGTAAAAAACACGAAGCATTAATTATAGATGAAAAAATTGCAAAACTAGATAAACATGGAATAGAACAATTTGGAAAAATAATACATTCTATTTCAAAAGAGTATAAGCAGATTTTTGTAATTACTCATATTGAAGAGCTCAAAAATATTTTACAAAAGGATGAAATTATTATAAATAAAACTACTTCAGGAAGTAAGGTAGAAGTTGTGCATGGCTAATTTTGTCAACTTGATGTTGCCAAAGAAAATTGTAACCGATAAACCAGAAGATATTTTACAAAAATATATTCAAGAGTCAAATTATATTGCCGAATCTATAAAACAAGGCTTAAGATTACAGTGCCTCATAAAAGAGGATATCACATTTAATGGTAAAATTCAAAAAATAGATCCACATATTCGTTTATTTCATAAAAAATTTGATTATATTGTAAATGGATTAAAAAGATTATATTTACCAAGAAACACATTATTGGATGGTATTTTAATTTTAGATGGTTCATGTTTTTTAAAAGATATTTTGAGATTTTATAAACATGGGCTAGATAATATGAATAAGTTATTTGATAAATACGGTATGCCTGTTTTTATAATTTATGATGTCATTTACTTTGATGGAAAAGACTTAAGTAGTACTTATTTTGAACAAAGAAGAAAAATAATTGAAGATAATATTATAGATATGGAACAAATAAAAAAATCAAAAATTTATTTCCCTTCTTTTTATAAAAACAAACCATTAAATGGTGTAATTGGGCAGTCACCTATTTTTTATTTAAGAAAACCAACATCATTTTATCATTTTTATAAGTCAAATGCATGGAAAATACTTAAATTTTTAAAGTCTTATCTTGTTGTTTTAATGGATGCATTTGATACTCCTAAGAGAGAAGGAGAGTGTTGTTCTATTTCTATAGGTCAATATTCAAATGGTATTTTAATAGATATTCAAAAAATCGGTGCAATAAGTGACATTTCTATTAGAAGAGATTTATTTGAAAATAAAAGCGATTATATTGGTAAAGTTGTAGAGATAAAAGCTTTAGACAGATATCAAATGTATTTTTTAGAACCAAAATATTATCGAATGAGATTTGATATAAAACCTGAAGAATGTATAATGGAGAACTAATTATGGCTTTTACTAAAATTGGAACACCTCAAAAAATAACAATTCTTTCTGGTAAATGTACTATATGTGGAATTAATAAAGGTGAAATATTAAAGAATGGTACTCTTATCTGCAACAGTTGTTCCTGCAATAAATCAAATGAAGAAGAGGAAAATGATGATAACTAAAGATGCATTTAGTACTTTTAGTAACTCTTCAAATACAGTTCAAAATAAACTGAGTATTCTAAAAGCTGAAGGCTACACATATCATAATACAGAAATTGCAGTTGATGGTTCTATTATTGATAAATTTTTTAGCGATGTTGATTCATTATATAAAAATAATGATATTTCAATCTCTATCGATAAACAAGCTAAAATTGATGAAATTTTATATATAATTAATACTATGCTTCCAGAAATAGAAAAATATGTTATAGTTTTTACGTATTTCTTTAAGAAAAAACAGGAGATAATAGGTAAAATATTAGAAGTTTCTCAAGAAATGGTATGTTATTATAGAAAAAGATCACTTAAACGAATTAAATTATTATATATGCTTAGACAAGTTGATATAATTGAAATGGAAGAGTTTCTTAGTAATAACGTTACTAAAAAACAAAAGATTGCAATGGTTGAATATTTTAAGGAACATGATCTTAAAAAAGCAACTGACAACATTATTATTATTGAAAATAAAAAGATGACAAATAGAACGGTAGGAATTAGAATAACACTTGGTGTTAAAAAAATAAGAAATATTCCTAATGATAAAAGTGAAAGATACAAAACTGCACAAAAATATCTCAAGATTTTTAATATACTTCAACAATACAACTCCCTTTACTGTACACAATCACGTGTAAAATTAAAACCAGAATTGCATCTTTAATCTTCTTTTCTTTTCTTTTTATAATATCTATAATAACACCATATATTATTAATTTGGTTTGTTCTTATTTTCTAAGGATATTTAAATGGAAAAAAAATCAGATAGAATTAACGTACTTACAGAATCAGTTGAACAAAATGCAAAAAGTAATTTTATTCATGCCATTTTGAATGCAATTATGAAAGGGTATTCAAACCAAACAATATTTTTAGATATTATAGAATTGGTAAGATTAGATCAAATTAGTGATGGTGTTTTAAAAACAGCACCATCTGTATTGAGATCATATGCAAAAGAATTTTCCAAAACATTAAATTTTTTAGCCGATAAATTGGAAAAAATAAGTGAATTTAGAGATGGAACAAAAATTAAAGAAAAATCCAAAAAAGAAAAAAAGCCAAAAGAAGACGTGGAAGATAAAGGTAATATAGATGATACAGATGTTGAGGTAGTTGAAGATGTATAAGTTTACACGTGCAGAACAAAGTTCATTTTTAGATAAAGTTTTTACAAAAAAGGCTTTTAATTTTACATTACAAAGAGCATTTATTGAAAGTATTAAAAAGGAAGATCCATTTGAAAATATTGATTTTGAGAATGTTTGGTTGATAAAAGGAAACAAATTATTAAAAAAGCGGAAGATAAAATAATATAACATATAAGGAGCACAATATGGTAAGAAGAGAAGGTCAATCAGATTTTTTGGATAAATTGCACATTGATGATGAAGGTGAAATACAAATTTTTGAAGATAACAAAAGTATTCTTACCGGCAATTTTACAAAAGAACAGGCATGTGCAGTTATTAGAAAGATTGCCAGACATGATATAATTGCAGGAGATACTTTAGATGCTGAAATTAGAAGAATACAGTCAGGTGAATCACATTTTCATGTTTTTGATGGTATTGCAACTCAATTTAATAATGTAAAAGGTGCAACTGATAAACTTCCTATTAAGACAGCAAAATTATTCAGACAACTTGGTATTTTTAAATTTGCTGAAAAACAAGTTTATCAAGATCTTGAGACAGGTGATTTTTGGAAAATTTCTGAAGATGGGAAAACAGTTTTAAGAATGTTTAATGAGCTTGAAGATGGTGTAGCTGATAAAGTTTCTTAATATAAATAAATTTTAACTTGCTTCAATCGACCGCTAAGGGAGAAGCAAAAAAGGAGTTATTATGGGTGTTCAAGAATTTCAAGGTGTTTTCGATAATGGCTTTTCAGGCATAATTGGTAGTGATAAAAATAAATTGCCTGATTATATTGATAAATTAGCAACTGATAATGCTGATTTTGATCCCGAAAAGATTGAAACAGTTGATATTGAATATGATCCTAGAAATCTTGATAGGGCTACTGATTTATCAGATGATAATGTTAGAACCGTAGCCAATAAAGAAATCAAAGATGACCAAGAGAATAAGAAAATTGAAAAAGCATGCTTAGTTTTATTACATAATGGTTCAAGCATTGATGGTTTAATTGAGCAATTAAAGCGTAAGTTTGCAGTATCACTTTTAAGACAATATCTTAATAGTTTTGCGTATAAAACATTAATGGACAAATTTGGACAAATTGGTTATGTGTATGTTGATAAAAGAGGTTTTAAAGATTGTAATGAAATAAAAAGTTATCTAAGAAATAGAACAAAAGCAGCACAATCATTTATCTCTAAAGTAAGAGATGATGGAGAATGTAATGATTGTTCAATGTTAAAACGAGGTTATTGTATTTTAACCAATCTTAAAGTTGAACAAGACCCAAAAATATCAAGTTCGAGTCAAGCTAAAGCTGTCATCAATAAAATTGCCAGTTCGTCAGCAATAAATGAAACGATAGTTAAAGAATATGTTGTAAGATTAGCAAGTGAAGACGTAAACAGAGTTGTGGCTGATTTTGTTTCAGATTTTGATGATAATATCAGAGCATCATCAAAGGTTGATGAAGATAATGTCGTTTCTTTTAAAAGAGATAGTGATAAGAAACAAGCAAAAGAAAGAATAGTTAGAAACAATATTGAAAAGAATAGAAGAGTTTCTATAGAGAGAAAGAATGGTGAGATATTTCCAGTATTTAAAACTCATATTTTTAATGGTTTAGATCAGAAACAAGCAACAAAAAGATTATTAGATGAAGGATTTAAACCAACAGAAGTAGAAAATTTCAATATCTATAGTGCTTCTAAAATTAAAGATTTTATGAATAAACAAAGTCATTCCAATTTCGATACTGATTTTGCGAAATTGAAGAATGAGGAAGTTGTAAAAGATGTAAACAATTTAGAGAATAAGGCTAATTATAATGAATCAAGAATGACAAATTATGCATTTAATCTTATGACAAACGGCAAAACATTAGATGAAATAAAACAAAGATTAAAAAAGGCATTTTCTCTTGATGAAGTACGAAGATTTGTAAAAGAAAATAAAAGTAAGCTTGAGAAAAATTATGGTCAATTAGGGTATGTATTTATTGATTCTAATATTTATGCGAATTGTAGAACTGATGAAATGAGGAAAGCGTTTTCTAATATCAGTCATGTAGGAAAACGTTTAATCCATGCAGTGAAGTCAAATAAAAACTGTAAAGGATGTATCCACAATAAATCTGGTAGTTGTGAAAAGGTAGGATTAATGTTATCTAATAATCCTATCGCTAATTCACCCAGAGCTGCTAAGAAGATCTTTAAGAAGGCTATGACATTCTTGCCAAACAAGTACATTGAAAAATATGAATCTGAGTTAGTTTATGAAAGAAGTAATAGAAATATCGTTGCTTCATTTGCATTAAATATTAAAAATATGTTGGCCGAAGAAAATAAAAATATTGGGAAAACTGCATCAAAAGATAGAAAAATTAACAAAGAAACGTATGATGTGCTTAATAAAGTAAATTTAGACGGTGACATGAACTATAAAGAAAGTAAGTCGTCAATAATCGAGAATATTATAAATGATACAAGAAAATAAACTTATTGATAATATTATTCTTGAAAAAGCTTCAAAAATAAAAATCTCCATACCATGGATTGACAAAGGTGATTTTTTAATGGAGTTTTTATCACGTGATGATAGAGTAAAGTTATATAATGACTTAATGAATGATAAAACAATTACTGTCCCAGGTGGAACAGCAAAAGTGAGTATTTCCCGTTTTTATGAAATGATAAAAGATGATAATATAAGTAGATCTGATGTTGAAAATCAAATTAAAAAAATAAGTGATGAATTAAAAAAAGATAATGAAGATGTAAAGAAAGAGAATTTAGAAGGATTTGTAGTTGAAATGATTAAGAATTTGTCTTTAAAAGAATCTAATAAAGACAAAACAGTTTTAGCGTATAATAATGGTAAATATGGAATAAATAACATTTTAAAACAAAAATTTGAAGAGGCGTTGAATAGGTTTTAATTATGGCTAAAGATGATTTCTTAGAAAAAACATACTATTTAAAAGATGCACCTAAGAAAAGAAAATATATTTTGGATCGTCTTCTCGAAATTTATGAGGGCAAGGAGAAAAAAGATTTAGAAAAAATTCTTGATAAAATAAAGCTTGAATTTAGAGAACAAGATGAAAGAGGATCGTCAAATCACAAAACAAAAAGAGTTTACATGACATTAAGGGAAGTTGATAGATATGATATTAAAAGTGAAGCAGATGTAAAGAAATATTTAAACAATCCAAAATCTGTTGTTACGCATGAGGTCACACATATTTTTCAGAATATTTATAAAGATTTTCCGCATGTAGATTATACTAAGGGTGATAATTCAGTAGATTATGAAAAATATGTTACAGATGCTGGAGAGATTCAAGCAAGAATTGAACAGATTATTGACATGTTAAAACAGGGTTTTACAAAAGCAGAAATTAGAAATTTTTTATATAGTAAAAAGTATAAAGATAAAGATTTATGGAAGAAGCTTGTCGATCATGCAGATCGGATTATGAAAAAAGAAGATTAAATGAAATTAAGTGTAGAGTTTGATGGATGGCATGTTCTTTCAAAAAAAGAAAGAACCCAAATCCTTTCTTTGGCAAGAAAAAATTTTAGCAATGCTAATTTTTTTGCTACGTTTGGGCTAATAATTGAAGACAATGATGAAAAACATATTTTTAGATTTTGTTTGGATATATTATCAGCATATAAAAGTTCATTTAATAGCTGGGACGGATATACAATAAAAAAATTAAGTAAAAAGATACTTTACAATTATAATGATAAAAAGAGAAAATTAAAATTAGATCAATTTAAAAATGTAGTCAGAAATAGTAATCATAATGATATGAGAATAGTTTTAGCTGGAACACTATATCTGACACCTGATGATGTTAGAACAATTATTTTTGAGATTGAAAGAAGATTAAAAAAACAATTAAAAGAAATGAATGATAAAGAACTAGATAGAGCATATCAAATTTTATTAAATTATTCATCAACACTATTTAGAAATTTATCATTAACTTAAGATTAATAAGGATTAATTGTGGATATTAAGAAGTTAGCAAATCCAGATAAGCTTATTATAGTAGAATTCTGGTCAACAATTTGTATACTCTGCGAAAAGATAAGACCTTTCCTCACCAAATTAGAAAAAATCTATAACGAAAAATTTTCTATTGTAAGAGTCGATGCTATTGATGATTATTCAACTGCAGAATATTATAACATAAAAGAATTACCAACTTTTATTTTTATAAAAGATAATGAGCTTATTTTTAGAATGAATGGATTTAAAAGTGAAAGTAATTTTGAAAAAACAGTTAGGACATATCTATGAAAGTAATTGCACACCATGGTGATGAAAAATTTACATTAATTATTGATTCTCTTTGTAATATTAGAAAAAAAATAATTATAATTGATGATAAAAACGTAAGGAAATTTAATATAATAACTATTGAAACTGTTTTTAAACAAGGATTATTTGATTTTCAAGATGTAAAAAATCAAAAATTGTGTACAATTGAAGAAATAAAAATCTATCTTGAAGAAATATGAAATATGTAAAAAATAAAGGAAACAAATGTTTAGTAAAAAAATGTGAAAGAGATGCTGTCTGTAGAGGGAAGTGTTATAAACATTATCAACAAATGAGATTAAGAGGCGAAATAAGAACCAGAGTTTTTATTTATATTGATGGCATTTGTAGTAATATTGGATGCGGTGGCAAATTATTTGCAAGAGGTTTATGTCAAAAATGTTATTTAAAACAAAAGGAAAGATAAAATGGCAAATAAAGATATAATTGACGAGTATCATATTAGAAAAATTGAGGTTAAAAAGAATCATCTTTCTATCATGTTGGAAAATCATAATGGAATGATTGAAGGGATTTTAAAAGATAATATAGATTTATTTGCTAACTCTTATCAAGTAAATGATAAAATAAAAATACAAGGAAGATTAAGAAAAAGAAAAGACGAACAATTTTTAGATATAATTTATGTAGGAAAAAGTATAGATGAAGAAGACAGTCCAATGTATGAAGATTATAGAATTCGTTTTCAAAATTTATGTAATCAAATAAAGGACAAGGAATATAAAAAAATTATAGATTCTATTTTTGTTGATGAAATTTTAGATTTATTTTTAATATATCCAGCAGCTCAAAATCGTCATCATAATTATCCTCATGGATTATTACAGCACACAGTTGAAACGACAGAGGTTGCTATTTATTTATGCGATTATTATAAAGAAATGGATAGGGATTTGATTATAACAGGTGGATTATTACATGATATTGGAAAATTAAAGTGTTATGATATTAAAGATTTAGGTGATAAAAAAATGATTATAAAAACAAATTGGGAACATTTACTAGGGCATCTTTCAATATCTGCATTATTTGCTTCTAAAATAATTCCAAATGATATAGGTCCTAAAAAGATGATGTTATTATATCATATGATTTTAAGTTCACATGGTAAACGAGAATGGGGAAGTCCAGAAGAATGTAAAACAAAAGAATCATATATACTTGCGAAAGCAGATAATATAAGTTCGGTTATAAATGGATTAAATCATGCTAAATATGTACGTGGGTGGACGCAAGATAAATATAAGAATAGAAATTGGTGTAAGATTGGAGAAATAGATGATGAATAGAAGAAAAGAAAAAAAAGAACAAATAAATATGATGGTACCAACAACGCTTGAGGATGAAGATGATGAGAAAATTATTTTTAAATATATGACTATCGATCCAAAGTGCCCTTGTTGTAATCTACAGTATTTTGCAATTAAAATAAATGAAGCTTATCTGAATGGATTTTCATACGATCAAATATTAACACGATTTGGGGATAAGGTTCGCGAAAAAACTGGTGAAAAAATATCATTAGCAATGTTGACTAGACATTTTAATAATCATTTCAACTTTAAAGGTGCAGCAGTAGCAGAATATAATAGAAAAAATGGTATGAATAATTTACCTGTTGAACAACAACAACAAATGACAGATATATTTAAAGTTTTAGTTGATGAAAGAATAAATGATTTAGAATTAATAGAACTTTCAATGAAACAACAGATTACACGGCTACAAGAATTAGAGCAGATAAAGCAAGATAGAATTGATGAAGATAGAATTGAGGGTCTTGATGATCTGATTATGAAACAAGAAAATGTAGTTAATAATCTCCAAACACAAATTCTATCAAAACTTAAAATACAGTCTCAAGCATTATTAAAGAGTAAAGAATTAGATCAGACTGAAAAATTCTTGAAGTTTTTGGATCCAAAAACAGCAAGTTTTTTGGGTATTGAATCAATGAGTCCACTGATTTCAAAACAAGTTGAAACTATTTATATTAGAGTTGTAATTGAACGGGTTTTAAATAAAATAAAAATTGCTACGGATATGGCATTAAGTTTAAATCAACATCAGAAAATGCAGTATTATAAAGAACTTGAACGACAATGGTCCGGTATTCAAAAAGAAATAAATGAAGAATATGAAATAAGAATTAAGAACTTGAAAGAGGTTAAAAGCTTCTAAAGGGGATTAATATGAAGATAACATTTGAATTAAAAGCTGAATTGGATAAGAGAAGCTTAAGAGCATTTTGGGAAAAATTAGGGACAGTTATAGATGAAGTTTGTAATGATTATTGCGATGGGAGATATGAATTAAAAGAAATCAAAAGAGAAGAGTAAATTTGATTGTGAAAAAGAATATAATAATAATATATTTTATGAAGAGAGAAAAGGTATAATGCATGATAGAATTTGGAAACAAAGAATCTAAGATTCTAATTTTCGGATTAGATATTTTAATAGATAGAGAAACTGATAATTGTGATTTTCCATTTGATATAAAGAAAGAAATTGCAAAAGAAAAATTTTCCAAACATTTACGAAAATTATTTTCATCACTAAAACTAACTTCTAATAATTATTTCATCACTGCCCTACCTAGAAAACAAGATGAACTCGATTTAAATGAAAAAGATGAAGATGAGCTTGTTGATTATATTACAAGAATAATTGGTGAACAGAAACCAGAACTAATAATTGCGATTGGCGAATTAGCAAGAGAATTATTGGATCTTGCGGATTATGGTATTTTAGAAAAAAAGAAAAATGGCCACGCAATTGCGATTTGGCATCCTCAAGTTGTGCAAATTGATAAAGGTGAATCTTATGATGAATGGTATGATCAAATAAAACCTTCTATTCCCCTTATAAAAGAGTTTATAAAGGAATATGATGATAAAATAAAAAAATTAAAGGGATGCCAACCGTTTGTACATTTACATATTCATGATGAATATTCACTTTTAGATGGATATGGTACTGTTGAAGAATATGCACATGCTGCAAAAGAAAGAGGATGGAAACATTTAGCAATTACCAATCATGGAATGTTAGGTCAAATTCCAAGACAATATAATATTTGTAAAGAACTAGGATTAAATGCAATATATGGATGTGAGATTTATTTAAATGATTATAGAGATCTTCGTGAATATAATGTAAAAGCAGCAAAAGATTTAAAATTGCCAGAAGGATTTGATTCACTAGAAGATCTACAAAGTAAATTTAGAAAAAATTATCATTTAACATTATTAGCAAAAAATAATACAGGTTTAAGTAATCTGATAAAATTAACGTCAGATGCATGGATAAATGGATATTATAGAAGACCAAGAACAACACATGAAATGATTGAAAAATATTCTGAAGGATTATTATGTGGAACAGCATGTTATGCAGGACCAATTTCACAGTGTATTTTAAATGGTGATTTGGATCGTGCATATAAGGCATCTGAATATTATAAAAGTATATTTGGAAAAGATTTCTTTCTTGAATTAATGTTACTTGATATTGAAGAACAACAAAAAGTAAATGCAGAACTTGTAAAAATATCAAAGGATTTAGACATAGATTTAGTTGTGACAAGTGATTGTCATTATGTTAAGAAAGATGATTCATATTATCAAGATGTTATGCTATTAATACAAAATAATAATAAGATAAAAGATTTACAAGAAGACCCAGATAAAATATTTACATTTCATTCTAAAGAACTATGGTATAAATCAGCTGAAGATCTTGACCAAACATATGAAGATTTATATACTGAAATAGTTCCACGTGATGTATATGAACAGGCAAAAAAGAATGCAGTAAAATTTGCAGATAGTTGTAAAGTTGAAATTGATACAAGTTTGAAAATTGCAGATTATGATGACATTAAAGGTTTTGATAGTTCATATGAGTATTTAAGACATCTAGCATTTGAAGGTTTGAAGGAAAGAGGGAAAAATAACGAAAAGTATATTGCTAGATTAGAAATGGAACTTGATGTAATAAAAAGAAAAGAATATTCAGGATATTTTTTAATTGTTTGGGATATGGTAAAATGGTCTTGGGACAATGATATCTGGGTCGGCTGTGGTAGGGGATCGGCAGCAGGAGCATTATTATGTTATGTTCTCAGAATAACTGATGTTGATCCATTACAATTCAATTTATTCTTTGAAAGATTTCTAAATGAAGCACGTCAAGATATGCCTGATATTGATATAGATTTTGAACCTCATGGAAGAGATGCAATAAAAGATTATATTATTCAAAAATATGGTAGAAACAAAACATGTGCAATTGGTACTTATGGAACTTATCAGACAAGAGCTTCAATCGCAGATGTTTGTAGAGTTTTTGATGTTCCGCTTGTCGTATCAAGAATGATAACAAAACAATTGACATCAGATGTTGATCTAATGGACAAAGAGGAGGCAGAAAAAACTTTTGGTCCATTATTTGAACCACTTAGAGAAAAACAATATGAACAACTTGTTCAAAGAAAAACAGAAGAAAAAACATTGAATCCCTATAACACATTTTGGAATATACGTGGAAGAATAAGAAATATTTCTGCACATGCTGCAGGATTTATTATTAGCAAACATGATTTGACAGGAAATTTACCATTAGTTACAAGACAAAATAATATATTGTCAGCATGGATTGAAGGAAAAAGAGGTGCGGAACTTTCAAGTTTTGGATTTGTCAAATATGATATACTTGGATTATTAAATCTAACATTTATTAAGGATACTATTAAAATTGTTAAAGAAAGACATGGAAAAGAAATTGATGCACATGAAGATATTGATAGTAATTTAAATGATCCTAAAATATATGAACAGATTATGCTTGGAAATGGTAATTTAATATTCCAATTTGAAAGTCCAATGATGAGAAAACTGCTTAAAGATTCAAAATGTGATAGTTTTGATTGTTTGGCAGCTGTTACAGCTTTAGGTAGACCTGGACCATTACAAAGTGGAATGACTGATGAATTTTGTAGAAGAAAATTAGGAAAATCAAAATATAAGATTCACCCATTATTGGAAGAAGTTCTTGGATATACTTATGGTATTGTAGTTTATCAAGAACAAATAATGCAGATTGCTAATAAAATAGCTGATTTTACATTGGTTGAAACAGATATTTTAAGAAAACTACTTACTAAAGTAAAAGGAACAGTTAAAGATGAACAATGGAAAAAACTTCAGGAATATAAAAAGAAATTTATTGCAAATGGTAAGAAACATCTTCCTGTAAAAGAACTGGAAAAACTTTTTGATGGATTTTTAAAATGGGCCGGCTACGGCTTCAACAAGTCCCACGCAGTAAGTTATACAATAATTTCATATCGTTGTGCATGGCTCAGAACATATTATCCAAAAGAATATATTTGTGCTGTATTACAGAATATTCCAAAAGATGAATCAAAATATGAGAGCTACATAAGGGAAGCTAAAAAATTAGAAATTAATATTGAAGGAATTAATGTAAATAAAAGTAAATTAAATTTCACAATAGATGGGAATAGTATTGTTATTGGATTTATAAATTTGAAAGGTGTTGGTGCTGAACCAGCTGCTGAAATTTCAAATAAACATCCGTTCACATCTTTTGATGATTTCCTTGAAAGAACAATAAAACAAAGAGGTAAAAGTAAAGTTACCAAACGAGTCATGATGCCATTAATTCTTGTAGGCGGATTTGATGATTTTGGTGATAGAATAAAAATTCTTTTTACTTATTATAAAAAATGTCAAAACAGAAAAGGGTTTTTTGTAGGAGAACACAGTAGATTGGCAAAGGAAAGAGATAAAAATCCAGTTTCTGATACCATTTGTAATACTATTGAGAAAATAACAAACAATCTTACAATTGATATTAAACAATTAACAATTGAAGATATGGATCTTGAACTATTCAAACTTACAGATGAAGAAAATGATAAATTTACTAATACTGTTTTAGGTTTTGAATTTATCAATAAGATGAATCAATTGCAGATTGATGTTAAAAAATATGGAACTATTGAAAACATAAAGGATAACGGATATGGTGCAAGCATTGGTGTTATAAAAAGAATTGAAGATGGTGAAACAAAGGCTGGAAGAAGATTTTATAAGATAAGAATTGAAGATGATAATTCATTTATAACATTGAAAGTATGGAATTCAGTTTTTGAAAACTATAAGAATGTAATTAAACTTGGAAGAATTGTATATTTTGCTGTTTCAAGATATTCAATTTATAGTTATAAACCATGTACATTAAATAGTTTTATACACATAACCAAAGATACTGAAGAAATAGATAGCATAATTGATAAGAAAAATGAAGAGCTAATTGAAAAAAGAGTATTTCAGTTTGAAAAAGTAAAATCTGAAGATAGATATTTAAAAACATTAATTGAATGTGAAGAAATGACAATAGGTCCTCCAAAATTTTGCTTTGGATATATTAATAATATTGAAATTAGTGGAAAATTAGTTTATGCAACAGTATACGATGAATGTTATTCAATTGATTTGAAAGCATGGTCAAATGTTGCTGAAGATATTGGATTAATAAATAGTGATACTTATAATGGTGATCTTGTAAAAGTAAAAATAAGAAGAGATGAAGATTTTGCAGGAATGAAAACATATTTTATAGATAATATTTTAAAACTAAAGGTTTAAACCGGCATGATAAAAAGAAAAAGTGATGTGAAAGTTGATACAACAAATGTACAAACTATGAGAAGAAGAAAAGGTCAAAAAATAGAAGGATATAAAAATAATACATTAGTCATGTTTGGATGTAATCATTGTGGATTTTTCGCAAAACACCGTATCGATAAAAATCTAGATTTTGTGGAACTTGGAAATAACAATTATCATTTCTTCACATTTGTCCGCCCAGAGCGTCTTGAAAAAACGCTTAAAAATAAAACAAAATTTACAAGTCTTATTGATGGTTCAGATTATATGAAGAGTGATTCATGGAAAAAATCATTAGAAATACTTGATGATTTATTTTCACAATATCATTTCAATAAAGTTATAATTGCATTTACCCCATTAATTGATGCTTGGAGCTTTGGTAATGAAGATAATTTAGAAGGATTATATAAAAATATTGTAAAAGATGATAAGTATGGATTCAGCTTCTCATCAATAAAGAACTATTATAGAAGAATAATGGTTGAATATTATTTGAATAGAAATTATAATGTACCCATTGTTCAATTTGTGGATGACCCACTTGAATTAAGTTTTCATGCAGTTAATCCTATAAATAAAAGATTTTTTTATTATGATTGTCCAAGGGTAAATGCTGAATATTTTCCTTATGTAGAATATGGATTTATTTACAAACGAAACAAAGATCAGACTTTTGAATATAAAAAAGAATATGATTTTGTTTTTGGTATGACAAGTGTTATGACATCTGTTCCATATAGATTTAATATGATTGGCAAACTCTTGGAACTGGAAAAAGATTTTGATAAAGAAGGTATAACTTACAAACATTTTTTTAAAGATAAACAAAGAAAAATAAATACGTATGTAAATGGGTTTGATTATAACGATAAGTATATTGCAGCTGCTCGTTATACAATGGTAATTCCAGCATATTGTGAGAATGAGTTCTCTCTAATTAGATTTCATGAAGCTGTAGATAGAGCATGTATACCTTTAATTCATAAAGATTCTAAATGGCAACATGTCTATGGTCATTTACCAAAGTATAAAGAGATTATTGAAAAATATGATTTGCTGGTTACAGAAGAAGAATTAATTAAAAAAATTAAAGCATTAGATTATCAGAAAATAATTGATGAATTAAGAGCATGTGAAGATTACCAAAAATTTTTGGACATATCTTTTTATGAAAACTACAAAAAAAGATATCAGCAAGATATTTTCTAAGATTCAAAAAAATAGAAAAAGATGCAGTAAATGTGAAGAATATAAGGACATTGAAGATGGATTCTATCTGAAAAGAGATGGAAAACCTTCAAGTGGTGAATGTAAAGTATGTTGTGGAGGTAGAGTAAAAAAATATAAACAAAGACATGAAATAAAAAAGAGAGACAAGAAAGTAAGAGCAAAATATTATAAAAAGAATAAGAAACATTGTCTCAATAAAGTAAGACAATGGGAACAAACACATGTAGAATATACAAGATTAAAAACAAAGATTATCTATTATAAAAATAAAATTTATATTCATTTGGGTAAAAAAATTGAATTTCCAAGAAAATATGAAAAGCATGATGATTCAGTAAAATCTATGAAAAAAAGACTTGAAAATTTGAAATCAATATGGCATGAATTTAAGGTTTTGGCAAAATGAAAGAATTTTTAGCGAGGTTCAGACAATTTATTTTAGATAATAGTTCTCTTCCATATAATGAACTAACATACACAGTATTTAAAGAGTACCGTGAACAATTTCTTGATCCAGAATTTGTTGTTACTGTTGATGATGATGTTTCCAACCTATTTTTTATATTTTCCCCTTTAATGCATGTCTTTGATGAAGAACATAAAAAAAATAAACAACTGTTATTCGATACAAATAAAGATATTTTGGTGGAAGATGAAGATAAATTGAATTGTGTTGGTGATGGGTATATAGGTACTGATGGTATAATGGTAGTTGGAATGGCACCAGGATTTTATAATGCAAATAAAACAGATGTGTTGTCAAAACCGCTTAAACCATCATTTTATTTTGCATTAACTTCAAAAATGTTAAGAGAAGGATTTAAATCAGATTTAAAACGAATATATTTTACTAATCTATCAAAATTATGTTTATCAAGAAATTTAATGAATGATAAATCATACAATAATAATTATTCTTACGAGAAGATGTATGAGAAATATTTGCATATTTTAGAAGAAGAAATAAAAATATTGAAACCTAAAAAGATATTAGCACTAGGACGAGATGTTTATAATTTTATGAATGAAAATAGAATTGAATCAGTTTATACATATCATCCATCGTATTTTATATATAGACAGCAGTTTAAAGATGGCAAACAACATTATAATTTAAAAATAAAAGAATTGTTAGAGGGATAAATGGAATTACTTATAACACTGGGACACAACGCATCTGCAATAGGTATAAAAGACAATGAAATTATTGCAGCATATGAAGAAGAGAGATTAACGGGCATAAAATCATGTTCATTATTTGCTGAAAATTCAATAAGGAAAATATTTGAATTGAGTCCACCCAATCCAGACAAAGATAATACAATATATGTTTCTCATTGGTTTGATAATTTTTTGTTCTATCAAAAATATAATGAGACAATAAATAAATATTATAATTATGGATTCATTAATGAAATAAAAGAAAAATATAATTTTAAGCTTGAAATATTGAATGAAGATTTTACACATCATGATGCTCACGCATGGTCGGCTGTTTCATATTATGTTTCACATAATGGAAGAGAAGATGCAACTGTAATAGTTGCTGATGGATTTGGTAATAATCAAGAAGTTCTTTCAGTTTATGAATTATCATTTAATGGTGGTAAGAAGAAAACCTTAATGAAAGATTTCAATTCATCGGGATACTTCAAATCATTAGGACTTATGTATCAATATGCTACATCGTTTTGTGGAATGAAAGAGAACCAGGATGAATACAAGTTCCTTGGGTATGAATCTGATATTGATAGTGTATGCTCTGATGAAGATATCGATAAATTAAATATGATTGCCAAAAGTGTTATAAAAACCATGTTTGATTTATTGATGTATGAAAGTAATTCTGGAAATCATTCATCAGATTATATTAATATTGATGAATTGCAACAAACAAAAGAGGTATGGTATCAAGATTTTGAAAACATGGTTGAATGTCTTGATGTAAGAATGGATGAAAATATAAAGAGAATAGTTGTTGGATATTATATACAAAAAATTATTGAAGGTGTTCATGTTCTTATTATTGAAAAATTCAATATTAAAAATGTTATTCTAACTGGTGGAATTTATTATAATGTGAAACTCAATAATAAAATAATGAATGAAATTGAAGGTGATATTTGTATTTGTCCTGTGTGCGGTGATCAAGGAGCAGCAATAGGATTATATGAATTTCAAAAAAATAACTTTCCATTTGATAGTCTACTTTGGGGAAAAAGAGATGAAATTACAGATATTACTGTAGATTATCCAGATTATATAAAATGTGTTGGTAATCAAGATGAAATGGTAGACGGTGTTGTAGAAAAATTGATGGATGATAAAATTGTCAATATTGTATTTGGTAATATGGAATTTGGACCAAGAGCATTATGTCATACATCAACTCTTGCATTACCAACAAAAAAGAATGTTGAGTATATTAATCATTTGAATAAAAGAAATACAGTTATGCCTATGGCACCATGTATTCTATATGAATATATTGATCATTTCTTTAAAGCTGAGCAATTCACTAGAGTTATTGGTTCTGATCAATATATGATTTTGACATATGATTATAAAATAGATTATTGTGAAGAGTATGGTGGTATAATGCATAAGTATCCATTAATTAATAAATATTCTGGTAGACCACAAATTGTTGTTGATAGAGATTCAACTATTTATAAAATATTAAAAAGGATGGAAGATAAAACAAAAGCATTGATAAATACATCTTTTAATATACATGGAAAACCCATTGTTTTTACTGTTGATCAAGCAATGGAAGATTTCTTTTTTCAATTTGAACGTGCTGATAAAAATGTTTATTTATTTATTGGAGCATATAGTGAGTAATTTAATAATTGTTATATCAGGATCGGCCCATTCAGGTAAAACAACCTGTATTGAACAATTAACAAAAGATTTAGGGCCAGAAAATGTGGTTCATAAAACAGAAATTATAAGAGATAAAAATATAAATATTGATGAGATAAGAAAAGATCCAGTTAAATATCTTGATTTTGAAATAGAAGTGATAGGTGAAAAAATACTTCAAGAAGAAACAGCTAAAATATATGATGACAATAAAATAATATTTTTTGATAGAAGCCTCATTGATAGTTATTTTTATTATACATTTTATTTGGATAAATCTTCATTTGATGAAGAGAATATAAAAAAATATCATGAATTTTTAAGTGTTTTGACAGTAAAAACACATATCCATTTATTTAATATATATGATATGGTTTTTCTTTTTGAACCAATAAGAGAACAGCAAAGATTTGATAACTACACTCAAAAGTATTTGAAATATACTCAGGAAAATGAATATCATTTTATAAGGAATATGACAATTGGTTTTGCAGAAACAATTATAGATAAAAAAGCAGAAATAGATGTTGCAAACATATCATGCAGAAATAAAATTACAGATATAAATGTTAAAACACAATATGGTTTTTTATTAGACTATATTAAGGAAATTTCAAATAATAGAGGGATTCTTTAAAATGCAAATTCAAGTTTTTAAAAAACCACTATATGAAAATGATTCTTATTTTTTGAGAATTAATAATTTTGGATTGAATGATGACGAACTTAAAGATTTAAAATGTGTTGATGAATATCTTTATGTTAAATCACGAACATTTGCAGAGCAGAACATAGATAAAGGTGCATACGGACATCATAAAGATAGACCCGCTTTCAGGAATTTTGATAAGATGGATAAACTTGAGGGTACAATTTATACTTATGCTGTTGAAGATAGAAATGATATTCCATATCATCAAGCAATAAATTTAATAAAAAAGATGGCTAATACTATTGGTGATGAAAGAAAATCTACAAGGTGCGTTTTAAGAATGGCAAATAGTCTTAAAGATTATTATATGTCAGAAATATCAGGGAAAGATGTAAGTTGTCTATCATTGATCCACTATTATGATAACAAAATAGCATTAATGTTTAGGGCGTCAGATATTGAGAATGAGTTATTTCCAGACTTAATTACAATTTATGAGTTTTTTATAAGGCCCGTTTACGAATCCTCAGAAGAAGCAGTTAACATAGAAATTTTTGCTTCTACTGGCCAAAACCACGATTTTTTTGACGAATTTGTAAAAAGAGTAAAAAACATAAAATAAAAATACTATAATAAGACTAAGGAGAAGATAATGATTATCAAATTTGCCAAAGTTAGGGATGTGACATCTCCAAAAAGAGGACATGCAACAGATGCGGGTATGGATCTTTTTGCACCAAATTCTACTGAAAAGTATGTAAAAGATTTAATCGAAAAAAATCTCAAAGTGAATAAAGGTGTTGAAATAGACGATACAGGAAAAATATTACTTCAGCCAAATCAATCAGTTTTAATTCCATCTGGTGTAATTTTTGAAATTGATTACGGCACAATGGGTTTGCTTCTTAATAAATCAGGTGTGGCTGCAAAAAAACATCTACTTGTTGGTGCACAAGTTATTGATACATTTTATGATGGTGAAATCCATATTAATTTGAATAATGTTGGTAAAGAAGATGTAATGATCTTACCAGGTGACAAACTTGTGCAGATGACAATGGTTCCTGTTTTAACTCCTAATCCACAAGAAGTTTCAAGAGAAGAAATTTATGACCACATGTTGATGGATAAAGTACGTGGTGATGGTGGTTTTGGCTCAACAGACAAGAAGGAATAAAAATGCAAAAAAATGAGGACCGTCTCTTTGAGTTCTTTTCAGAATTAAATAATGATCGTATAAGAGGTCATTTTGTAATTGATAAAAGTGGTGTTAAAATGGTTGAAACACTTTGCCCAATTATGAAGCTTGACCCTAGACAAAAAGTATTAGATTTTGGTGCACGAAAAACACCAGAAAAATATGCAAAAGCTGAAATAGAATGGTATGATTCTCAATCATTATCTGTGGAGGAAATAGGAAAGAAAGCCAAAATATGGCGAGATGTTGCAGATAAAAATGGAATGATAAATAGTAATTATGGATGGTGTATTTATTCTGAAGAAAATGGTTCACAATATAAAAATTGTCTTGAAGAATTAAAACTAAATAAATTTTCAAGAAGAGCTGTTATGATTTACCAGAGACCATCAATGTGGGAAGATTATAATAGAGATGGTATGTCAGATTTTATGTGCACAGACGGTGTACAAATATTTATTAGAATGGATATGCTTATTTATGTTGTTAAACAAAGATCAAGTGATGCCATATATGGTTTTTTTAATGACTTCTATTGGCACTGTGTAGTATATGAGAGATTATTTGATGATTTGAAAAAGATATATCCTGAACTTAAAGATGGTGCAATTTATTTTCATCCATTTTCATTTCATGTATATGAGAGACATTTTGATATGTTAGAAAATATGGTAAGATCTTATGATTTAAAGGATGTTAAAGATGAATAATTATGTAAGACCAAAATGGGATGAATACTTTTTTGATGTAGTTGATTCTATTTCAAAAAGAGGTACATGTGATCGTGGAAGAAGTGGATGTGTTATTGTTTATAAAAACCAGATTCTTACGACTGGATATGTTGGTTCACCCCCTGGATTTCCGCATTGTGATACTCATGGACATCAATTTGAACAACGTAAAAAGATAATAACACAAGAACAGATTCACGAATTTGATACGTATGTTCCAGATGATTATAAACATGATCATGATAATCATGTTTATTTGAGTCCTGTTTCCAGCCATTGTACCAGGACAATACACGCTGAACAAAATGCTATATGTCAAGCGGCGAAAAATGGTGTAGTATTGGAAAACTCAACTATGTATTGTAAAATGACACCTTGTAGAACTTGTGCCATGTTAATAATTTCGTGTGGTATAAAAGAAGTAAAATGCCAAAAAAAATACCATGCTGGTGAAGAATCAGAAGAAATGTTTAAAATGGCAAATATAAGTGTTTTTTTTAGAGACAATAGTGTCGAAAAATATTAAAGTATGAATATTCTTGTGTACAGTCCGAATTTTGTTTTTAAGAAATATATACAAATGTGTCTTGAATATGATGGAGAAAATGATGTTACATTTCATCAAAGAGGAAAAACGGACACAGCAATAATTGATTTAATAAATTTTAAGGAAACCCAAAAACTTTTTTATTTAATTGAAGATAAAAAAATTGAAAGAATAGTTTTTCTAGTTAGTGGTAGTGATTTATATTTGAATACTAACTGCAAATTACCATTTAGCGTTTATGAAGTATTTGAACCTATAAATGAGCGTGCACGTAAGATAATTGAAATTGAAAATAGATTAAAGGATAGTAATAAAAAATATGCAGTCTTTAGAGTTTCAGAACTATATGGTCCAAATGTTAAATATGGTTTAATATATGATTTATTTCATCAAAAGTTTGTAAAGGTAAATGATGGATACAGAGATTTTTTATATGAAGGAGATTTAATAAGTGCCATTGATATAGTATTAAATAATGATATCATAGGAAAATTTGATATTGCAAGTGGTATAAAAACAAGAATTGACACTTTGTTAAAACTAGTAAAAAAATACAGAAAAAGTAATATAATAATTGAAGTAGATGAGAATAGATTGGATATAGAATATAAATCAGATAATTTTAAATATTATAAGTGGGAACCATTAATTCAGATAGAAACAGGTTTAAAAACCACAAAAAAATTTATTTAACATTAATGTAAGGAGTTATACCATGGGAAAATACGAAGTTCCTGCAACACCAAAAGAAAGAGAAGATGCATTAATTGAGAATATCAATTCATTTACTGATGATCTGGAATTATTCAGAAGTAAAAACAGAAAAAATGCTGGTAATCGTGCAAGAGGTGCATTGACAACTATCAGAAAACTTATTACTTTTGTAAGGAAAGATCTTGCTGAAGAAATAAAGGTTGCGAAGAAAGAAGACAATGTTGAAGAAGTTGCTGATGCAACTCCTGAAACATCTCAACCTGAAGAAAACACAGAAGAAACACCTGCACAATAAGGATATTATTCAATGAGACAGTTCATGCCGTTAAAGTTTAACAAAGTATATTTTTCTGGTAATCTTACTGATATACCAATAATTAATTTTACAAAAAAAACATCGGCAAAAGTTGTTAATTTTAGACTTGCCCAAAGTAAAATTTTTAAAACGGCTGAAGGTGTGATTAAAGAAGATGTTTGTTATATTAATGTAACGGCATGGACTGGACTCGCTGATTATTGTGAGAAAAATTTACAAAAAGGGGATAAGGTTTTAATAGAAGGTGAACTTCAAAGTAAACAATATGAGAAAGATAACGTAAAAAGAAATATTGTTGAGATACTTGCTAAAAGTGTTCAAGTTTTAGAAAAAACAGTTGATGAATGATGATAATTTTAAATTAGCTCCGAATGTAGTAATGCCCAATAGAGATTTTTTTATTGGTGTTATGTTTGGTTTTAATCTTGCCAGAAAAAGAGTTGAAGAAAATCCACAGCCATTATTCGGTGACAAAGAAGCAACAAATAAAGATTTTTATTTTGGTAGCTGGTTAGAATTAACTTGTGCAAAGTGTGGTAGACATTACATATTTAATGGGCCTAATGATGTTCTTGATAATAATTTACAATGTGAAACTGAAGAATGTGAAAATGTAATTATATTATATGGTGTTTCACAAGTGAATCTTTGGAGAATTGGCAGTCTTACTTTTTAAGGGGATATAAATGGAAGTAGTAAAAATTCCGTTGGCACAATTAGT